CTAAATGACGCATGTCACGTCGTAATTATTGATGTCAAACATCTTGTAGTCCGGGTATCCTTCCTCCGCATAGAATAGTTTCCCATCCTCATATTTTCCCGGCCAGACAACGCTAAACGGTTTCCGCTTGCACGATGCGACCAGTATCTTCAAGACATCTACCTTGTAGGCCGGATTAAACATGACGTCAAAATCTTTTATCACCACATTATCCGGCAGGCTATCCAGCACACGATTGAAGCAGGCTTCCAGCTGCATCGTTCTTCGATTCGGGCGGAGTGTTTCCAGTTCTTTTGCCAGCTCTAAATTGATTGATTTCACTTCTCCTTTAGCAAAATCGCCACAATAAATAACTGGCTTCATAAGACCATTCCGCTGGGCATCTGCGAAGGAGACCCTGCTTATTACCTTACCCATCCTTGGCCTCCTCTATGTTTTCCTTGTTTCTCATTCCGCTTCCTCCATCATGTGTCTGAAATGCTGTCCCTGATTCATCACATCAAAGATGGAATAGAACACACTTCTATATTGATCACAATCGATGCTCTCATCCACGAAATGGAGTCCGTCATTAAAGGAGTCCGAACGATTTATGTAAGAGAGCATAGCCTGAGCCAGATGGTATTTCGTGTAATCAGGAACTCCACCGGCGGCCTCATCCATGATCTGTTTCTTTAGTGCTTCAAGCACTGTGTTACTGAGCACGCTGCTTTCAAACCCGCAAAGCTGCAAGAAATAGTATTCAAGGATTCTCCGGATCACGTTCATCAGCGGAATCGGTGCATCCAGTTTTTCGTATTCCCGCCAGAGCGCAGCATAAGAATTCTGAACCGGATTGAAATTCCTGTCTTTTTCCGAAACCTTTGTGGCCTCAATAACACACTTCTCGATGGACGAGATGTTGTTCTTCTTGTTTACCTTAAAGAAAGTGACATACCGGTAATGGCTCACCTGATTGTATGTTATCTCCCTGTGGAAGAAGGCATTGTGCGTCAGGATAAATATCTGCTGGATGTACTTTCCCTTGTATTCGTGATCTTCGAGCCGGACATTATTGCTGCATACGCCCAGCATTTCCCGTACCAAAGCACTGACGATAAACAATGCGCTGGAGTCCATGCTGGAAACCGGATCGTCGATGACCACGATCTTGTCTTTGCCGGAATCCGTCTCGGTTTGGCTGCCGCGTACCAAATGATAGAAATACAGGAACGCGATAAAATTCCTCTCACCCTCGCTGAGTTTGTCGGCAACCTTGCCATCCTCGCGGATGACTTCGTAGGTGCCCTTGACTCCCTCTTTCTCCCGGAGACGGAAGCCTTCAAAGCCGGAATCCTTCAAGTGCGCATTGATGCTATCTACCGTCGCAGCTGTATTGATAACGCTGGCATTGAGCTTGTTGATCTCCGAGGTCAGCGTCTTGTATTTTTCCTGCAGTGCTTTTACCTGACCATCCAGTCGCTTCGCTTCGGCTTCAATATCCTTCTTGCTCTTGTTATAGGCCGCTACCTTATCTTTCAAGATGAAGGCGATTTTCTCCCAGACCATATTGAAGCATTCAAGTTGCTTATCAGGCTTCGTATCTACGATATCGTTGTTTTCCTGAATCAGTTTATTGATACCCGTAATGGTGTCATCAATATCAGAAATAATGGTATCCGTATCTTTGAGTGTCACCGGCTCGCCCGGAGTCGCTCTTTTCTGCGCGATAAGCTGCTCATTTTCTGTAATGAGAGTTTCAAGCTGCGCCACCAGCTTTTCATATTCCGCTGTCTTTACCTTCGGAAACACATCGGTCAGGTTTTTTTTCAACAGCTCAAGCAGCGCTGCCATCTTCCTCGTGTATTCAGTCTCGAAAGTTTCCAGCGCATCAAGCGCTTTCTGATATCCTTCGTCAAACGCCTCCGCAATGTCCTTCTCGAAATCGTCCGGCAGCTTTCTCTGACAGAACGGACACTTGCCTTCATCGTGACCAACCACATAATCGGCATGGCCTTGCTTCACCCATTCCGTAGCATTGAGAGCCTTCATAAACTTAGCGAATTGCGTCTCGCTCCGGCTGGTCACTTCTTCTCCAAGATGACTCGCGCCGGTCAGATCATATTCCCCTTCCAGTTCAGAAGAGAACTTGAACAACGGATACCTGCGAGCTTTTGGATCGTAGGCGATATCATACAGTTTCTGGATATCCTCTTTCTTGTGATCGACGGCAGAGTGTTTCCCTGACAGCACTTCGTCTGTAAACTGCAGCTTCTTTTTCTTTCCGTTCTGTGTCTGGTCGAAACTCTTTCTGATATCCTCTGTATCATCCCAGCAGGTGGTTTCAAAAGCATCACGCAGAGGCTTGAGCTCACCGCTCTTTTTATCGCGGTCTTCAGCAGCCTGTTTACCATCAGCAACGACGTCTTTTCTTTCCTCGGTCTTTTCGTCGATCTGTTTTCTCGTCTCAGCATTTTCCTCACTAAGCGTAAATACGCCTTTAAGGTCACCGTAGTTAGCCAGATTGCGATCTATGAATTCCTGATTATAAACAAGGATCGTGTAATCAGCCGAATTAACACCTGTTTGCCATTCAAGGCACTCCGGATGCTCGAAAGCATATGCTACCGTGCTCTTACCGGCTCCATTCTTTCCGAAAAAGAAGTTTATATATGTAGGGTCTACCGTCTCACCATGAAAAGTGGCAGCATCCAGTTTTATATTTGTAATAAGGGACTTCATTTTGTCCTGCATAAGCATTCTCCCTTCTGCCACATATCTACGTGCGACAATTAATCCGTGATCTTCCCATCACGCAGCCATTCATCAACCTCGGATATTTTGAATTTATAGCGTTTGCCTGCTCGATAAAATGGTAGCTTTCCGTCTTTTATCCAGTTCCTTACGGTATCTGTGCTAACACTGAGGTGCTCCGCTATATCTTCAAGATTTACCCACTTTTCCGGTGATGTTTCTGATGTTGATGTGATATTTTCGATTTCGTTACTCATGTGACTTCCTCCATTACTTAAACGTGGTTCAACCCATGTTAAACACCGGGACTTGAACCCCGGCCTCAAGAAGCTCCTGTATTAGATCGCACCTCTTGATTGACCAGTGAGTCCTATTCAGTTCATTGAATCTATTATCCCCGACGAGTCCGAGCTCTTCGAGACATTCATTGAGTCGTTGCTGCGGAATATCTATCTTGTATCCGCAATAATAAATTTTCACATCATTGTCATAGATTTTCAAATCAGATACAAAACCATAAATGACCATCTGGTCGTCGTCTGCCTTTCCGTAATTCCGGTTCTCGGCCATAAAGAGCGACGGCATGGTTTTTATTTCATCCTTATTTTCCTGTGTCATAGGAGCGAATCTTGCCATAGTCTCTTCTGACATCAAGTGCGTCAGCGCCCGATCACGCGGAACCTTAAAATACGGCTTATCAAATTCCTCTCCACCGATCACGAATATATTGTAGTATTCCCGATTCACTCTGACCGGCACATAGAAGTTCCCGCCGAAAGCAGGCATAGCAGCGAACTGTTGCTGAATGGTCATATTGATGGTGCCGTAGTTTGGAATCGCAACACTATCGTTCCCGTGCTGTACAATCTGCGTCCGTCCTGTTGCAGGAAGCCCGGTTGCAGATATTACTTTGACTTCATTACTCATTCGAGCCACCTCCGTGTTTGCCAAGCGTCAGATTCATTGTTCCGTAATTTGGGATAACATTACTGTTGGCTCCGGTCTGCGATATGAACAGCGGATTGTTCATTACCGTATGAGCCGGAGGAGGTGTACCCGTTTTGCTGTCCTCATCTCCAAAGTCAAAATCATATTCTTGCCCTGATTGACTTCCAGACTGATCCGCGTCTTCATCGCCGAAATCGTATATATCGACTTCCTCCGGCACATCAGGCATACGCACGTCTATTTTTGTCGTGATCCGCTTGCCCATATTCCCGGAGTAAGTTCTTGGAGCTCCACCGTTTTCAGGGCACCAGTCATCATAAGTCGCTTTGCCGACACTGTTGTCCTTCCGGTTTACAACAACATAGTGCCAGACTCCAAGTAGGAATGCCGGAAGGCAGACATCATTGAGACCGCCAAGCGCGGTCTTTTTTATTTTCCCGCCATTCTCCTCGATATAGAACTCCTCATTCGGCTGGATACTGTCGTCCTGCTCAATCAGGTCGATTAGTGCCTTCACAAGACGCACATCTTTTTGTACTGCCGTACCTGTCTCAAGAAACATCGCGGCGAACTCCGTCATGGCACCCAGAGCAGCCTGATAGTCTGTTCTGACCCGTTCATCGAAGGCCTCGACCTCTGGTTTGTCGCCAAACGGCAGATACTGACCGGTCGAAGTCTTACAGGACTTGAAGTCATTTGTTTTCCCTTTCAGGGCACCTTCCTTGGGCTCCTGATAGTCGGGATTGATGACCTTGATCAATCCAATCAAGACTTCGGGATCAGAGAGGCCGTCTCGTTCTCCCTTATAGTGCTGTCTTGCTTTGACGCGCTGCCTTAGCGCCTGCAATACCAACACGAAGAATATACCGCCACAAAGTCGCGGTTTGTCATTTATTGTCACTATTTTACTCTCCAATTTTCATAGTCGAACCTAAAGAACCTTACGAACTATAGCAGCCGACCTACCGAACGATTGGATAGCTCTTGTGAGTAGTCACAAGGGCAATTTTGCGTTCAGGGATAGGTGGAGCTGGCAGGTTCAGTGGTTCGTGGTTGTTCCGATTGTTTCCCACCAATTCCTATTATATCAAAGTGATGCACAGATTTCAATACACTGCGATGAATATCTGATGAACGCGCCATGAATTTCCCCACTGTGATTGCTCACCAAAAAGCAAATCACAGGAGGAAATCTTATGACAACAGAAGAAAAGACCTATTTCATCTACATCCGCAGTACCGGTGAGAAGGTGCCAGTCTCCAAGGCGCAGCACGACTCCTTCTATAGAGAGGCGTCCCGCATCCGCAACAAGGAACAGAACCACGGTCGCTGCATGTGTCCATACCGTTATATATGGAAGTGCGACGGCGACTGCATCGGCTGCGAGTACCACGCTACGGGCGACACATCTTCTCTGGATCAGCCTCTCCCTGACGGCAACGGTACCATCGGCGATTATATCCCTGATACCCGCAAGCCTATGGACGAGGTCATCGCAGACCGCATGCTGCTGGAGCAGCTCTTTTCCCGTCTGCGCGAGCTTGACCCAGAGGCCGATACCATCATTCAGCTTTGGAAGGATCATCCGGAGGGCATCTCCGACCGTGCCATCGCCAGAGAGCTCGGTCGCCCGCAGAAGACTTTCGCTGATCAGATGAAGAAGTACCGCACCGACCTTCGCAGGATTACCGGCGACAAGTAATACCCAGACCACGAACCACGGCTTTCCGGTCACTGTCCCACTTCGGGATGGTGGCCGGAAAACTTTTTATAAATTCTTCCGCTCAAATCGACAGCTCATCTCCAGTGGAAGGTGAAGGACAGAGACAAAGCCTTCAGAAAGCGAGGTGAACACGATGTACCGCAGTTACGCAGACACCGGCGGCAACGTGGCCGAGGAGATCAAGCTCCTAAATACCATCAGCCACGTATCCGCCAGACTGGCAAGGAACCTCTCTATCCTTGCCGCAAGCAAATCCGAGGAAGGAGGAAAAACGAATGTCAAAGATGGCAGAAATGGCACAGACCATCGAAGAACTCAGAAGCGCTGCTGCTTCTATTAATGCCGCAGCCGACTGGCTCTACCAGCAGTTTTCCGGCGACGACGCTCCCGTGCAGAAGGCTCCCGCCAAGAAGGAAAATCCGAAGCCTGAAATCAAGCTGGAGGACGTAAGAGCCGTCCTTGCCGAGAAGTCCCGCGCCGGTCATACCGCAGAGGTACGCACCCTTCTCCAGAAGTACGGTGCCGAAAAGCTCTCGGCTGTTGACCCGGCAAACTACGAAGCCTTGATGAAGGACGCGGAGGTGATCGGCAATGGCAGCTAAAGCACACGCGATCCTGTCGGCTTCAAGCTCTGACCGCTGGCTCCACTGCCCGCCGTCCGCAAGGCTCTGTGAGTCCTACGAGGATAAAGGAAGCGACTACGCAGCAGAAGGAACCGACGCCCACGCACTTGGCGAGTTCAAGCTAAAGACCGCGCTGGGACTGCCTGCAGAAGACCCGACCGAAAGCCTCAAGTGGTATTCCGAGGAGATGGAGGACTGCACCAGCGGCTATGCCGAATATGTGCTGGAGCAGGTTGAAGCCGCCAAGGAAACCTGCGCTGACCCGGTCGTCCTGATCGAGCAGCGTGTGGACTTCTCTCGCTGGGTAGAACAGGGCTTCGGCACCGCCGACTGCATCATCATCGCAGACGGCACGCTCCGAGTGATCGACTACAAGCACGGCCTTGGCGTTCTGGTCTCCGCAGAGGAAAATCCGCAGATGCAGTGTTACAGCCTTGGCGCTTTGGAACTTTTCGATGCGCTTTACGACATCGACAAGGTTTCCATGACCATCTATCAGCCGAGACGCCAGAACGTCAGCACCTACGAGATCAGCAAGGAAGATTTGTACCGCTGGGCGGATGAAGTCTTAAAGCCCACCGCAGAGCTTGCCTTTGCCGGTGACGGAAATTTCCTGTGCGGCGAATGGTGCGGATTCTGCAAAGCCAAGAACGAGTGCCGTGCCAGAGCCGAAGCAAACTTAAAGCTCGCACAGCACGACTTCAAACTCCCGCCTCTGCTTACAGATACGGAGATTGAGGTCATTCTCGGAAAAGTGGACGAGCTGGTCAGCTGGGCTTCCGACATCAAGGAATATGCTCTCCAGCAGGCACTCTCCGGGAAGGAATGGTCTGGCTTCAAGCTCGTCGAGGGCAGAGCCAACCGCAGATACAGCAACGAGGCCGCAGTTATCGATGCGGTCGAGAAAGCGGGCTTTGACCCGTATGAGAAGAAGCTGCTCGGCATCACCGCCATGCAGAAGCTCCTCGGCAAGTCCCGTTTTGATGAACTCCTGACGGCCTACATCGAAAAGCCGCAGGGCAAACCCACTCTTGTGCCGGAGTCCGATAAGCGCCCGGCCATGAATACAGCAAAAAATGATTTTATGGAGGAAAACGACAATGAGTAAGAATGTAAAAATCAGCAATCCCATGAAGGTTATCACCGGTGTCGACACCCGCTGGAGCTACGCAAACGTCTGGGAGCCCAAGTCCGTGAACGGCGGCACACCCAAGTACAGCGTGAGCCTCATCATCCCGAAGTCCGATACCAAGACCATCGCCAAGATCAAGGACGCCATCGAAGCTGCCTACAAGGAGGGCGAGGCCAAGCTCAAGGGCAACGGCAAGTCTGTACCGGCTCTTTCCGTTCTGAAGACTCCTCTTCGTGACGGAGACGCAGAGCGCCCGGACGACGAGGCTTACAAGAACTCCTACTTCGTCAATGCCAACGCCACCTCTGCTCCCGGCATCGTGGACGCAGATCTGAACCCGATCCTGACACGCTCCGAGGTGTACTCCGGAGTGTACGGCAGAGCCAGCATCACCTTCTACGCCTTCAACAGCTCTGGCAACAAGGGTATCGCCTGCGGGCTCAACAACCTGCAGAAGATCCGTGACGGTGAGCCTCTCGGCGGCAAGGCCAGCGCAGAGTCTGACTTCGCTACCGATGACGACGAAGATTTCCTGAACTGATGGAGGTGCGACTATGAACGAAGTAATGATCTCCACAGTCCTCTGCAACATTCTCGTCGGCTGCTTCTGCGTGCTCATCCTTGTATGGGCGGCAGTCGCAGTCCAGACCCTCTTCAATGATCGCAAACGCGACAAGCGAGAGGCAGAACGTGAACAGCGTGAAAAAGAACAGGCCGCCCGCGACCTCGAATACCACGAAAAGCGCATGCAAGCCTTAGACAAATAACTGACGGCAGGCGGCTTAGGAGCGATCTTAGGCCGCCTGTTTGAATTGAGGTGATCCGATTGAAAAACATCAGTATAGATATAGAAACCTTCTCCGACATCGACCTGAATAAGTGCGGCGTTTACAAATACGCGGAGTCTCCGAACTTTGAAATTCTGCTTTTCGGTTATGCGGTCGATGGCGGCAAGGTGCAGGTCATTGACCTTGCACAGGGAGAACATATCCCGCAGGAAATCATCGATGCCCTGACAGACGATGAGGTGACAAAATGGGCTTTCAATGCGAACTTTGAACGAGTCTGCCTGTCCCGGTATCTTTCCGATCTTGGCGTGAGCCTTGATCCCTTCCATGATAACCACCCTCTCTCCACGGAGTGCGCCCGGTTTCTGAATCCGGAAGGCTGGCGCTGCTCTATGGTCTGGGCAGCCACGATGGGACTGCCGCTTTCATTAAAAGGCGTCGGTCAGGTGTTAAAGCTCGAAGATCAAAAGATGGACGAGGGCAAGGCGCTCATCAAATACTTCTCCGTGCCTTGCGCTCCTACCAAAGCCAACGGAGGCCGCACCCGGAACATGCCCTTCCATGATCCTGAAAAGTGGGAAACCTTCAAAGCATATAACAAGCGGGACGTCGAGGTCGAGATGGCGATTCAGCAGCGCCTTACGAATTTCCCGGTACCGGACTTCGTCTGGGATGAATACCACATCGATCAGGAAATCAACGACCGTGGCGTGCGCCTTGATATGGATCTGGTGGCAAAGGCAATCGAGATGGACACCCGCTCCCGGACAGAACTGACCACGGCCATGAAGGATATTACGGAGCTCGACAATCCCAACTCCGTCCAGCAAATGAAGCAGTGGCTCTCTGACAACGGCCTCGAAACCGACAGTCTTGGAAAGAAGGTCGTGGCCGAACTCATAAAGACCGCTCCCTCTGAACTTCAGACTGTTCTGGAGCTCCGCCAGCAGCTTGCCAAATCCTCCGTCAAGAAATATCAGACGATGGAACGGGCGGTCTGCGATGATGGCCGGGCTCGCGGCATGTTCATGTTTTACGGAGCCAACCGCACCGGTCGATGGGCAGGCAGGCTGATCCAATTGCAAAACCTCCCTCAGAACCATCTGGAGGATCTGGCCGATGCCCGCGCCCTTGTTAAATCCGGAGACTTCGATGCCGTGAAGCTCCTGTACGAAGATGTGCCGGACACGCTCTCGCAGCTTATCCGGACAGCATTTATTCCGAAGGACGGCACGCAGCTTTATGTTTCGGACTTTTCTGCCATCGAAGCCCGCGTGATCGCTTGGTATGCCGGTGAGATGTGGCGGCAGAAGGTCTTTGCAGACGGCGGCGACATATACTGCGCCAGCGCGTCCCAGATGTTTCATGTCCCGGTTGAGAAGCACGGCGTCAACGGCCACCTGCGGCAAAAAGGTAAGATCGCAGAACTCGCGCTCGGCTACGGCGGCTCGGTCGGTGCATTAAAGGCGATGGGTGCTATCGAGATGGGCTTGTCCGAAGACGAGCTTCCTCCGCTGGTGGATGCTTGGCGGCAGACCAATCCGCACATCGTAAAATTCTGGTGGGATGTCGACCGGGCGGTCATGGAGGCCGTAAAGCATAAGCACACGACCTCGTCCTACGGGCTGACCTTTTCCTGCCGCTCCGGGATGCTCTTTATCACGCTGCCATCCGGCAGAAACCTCGCCTATGTAAAGCCCAAGGTCGGCACAAACAAGTTCGGCGGCGAGTGTATCACCTATGAAGGCGTCGGAGCCACGAAAAAGTGGGAACGGCTCGACTCATACGGCCCGAAATTTGTGGAAAACATCGTGCAGGCGACCAGCCGTGACATTCTCTGCTATGCCATGAAGACGCTTAGGAACTGCGAAATCGTCATGCATATCCACGACGAGCTGGTCATTGAGGCTGATCCTCACATGTCCCTTGATGTTCTCTGTGAGCAGATGGGCAGGACACCGCCGTGGGCTCGCGGCTTGCAGCTTAGGGCAGACGGGTACACCACGCCCTTCTACAAAAAAGATTAAATATCGTCCGCTCAAATCAGGCGTTCATCTCCAGTGGAAATTAGAGGTGGACGCCTTTTAAGTCTGCCCGGAAAGGAGGACTCAAGGTTTGAGTAACGATTATCGAAACAGCGAAGGCTATCCTGACCCGACTGCCGGTGAGGCGATCTGTCGGATTGCCGCCAATGAGAAGCAGTTCCTGCGTGCCTTTAGGCCTATCGTCTACATCTGCTCTCCCTATTCCGGAGATGTGGAGGGAAACGTGGCTGCGGCGAGACGCTACTGCCGCTTTGCCGTGGACAAGGGCTTCATTCCCATCGCTCCGCACCTTTTGTACCCGCAGTTCCTGAACGACGATGACCCATCGGAGCGCGAGCTCGGTCTCTTCTTCGGGAATGCGCTTATGAGCAAGTGCGCAGAGGTCTGGGTGTTCGGAAGCCGCATCTCATCCGGGATGGAAACAGAAATCAAACGTGCCAAGTGGAAAGGCTACCACTTGCGCTATTTCACAGAAGAATGTCAGGAGGTCTAACACCATGTATGAAGTAACAGAAAGACGTAGAAAACTCGAAGACGGCACCGAAATCACAACTTACACCCGTGAGGTTATCAGCTGCAACATCCTGCAGGTCGAAGCCGGTACGAACGGTTTTCAGGGAGGTGACTCCGGCCACGGCAGCCGCACCTATTTCCGCATCAAGGATCTGGCCAGCACAGATATAAATATCCGTTCTCACACCGACAGCTATGGCGGCAGCGAGTTTGAGGTTACCCTCGGCGGCGACTGTGAGCTGGAAACCATGATCCGGGCGCTGAAGTTCATCACGAAGGTGCTCGAAGATGAATCGCAGGAGGTGTACGACTGATGAAATACGCCACCGCCAATAGCCGCAAGGCTATCAAATGGAAAAACGGCGACACTTCGATGGATGCCTTAAAGGCCAGATTCCAGAACACCGTCCGCACCACGGAGACCATTGAGGAATACCGCAAGATGTCCAAAGCCCAGCAGGCAGACATCAAAGACATCGGCGGTTTCGTGGGCGGGCATCTTCGGAACGGTCGCCGTAAAAAGGGATATGTGCTTTGCCGCTCCATGCTGACTCTCGACATGGACTACGGCGAGCCGGATGTGTGGGATACCACCATCAGCAAAATCCCGTACCAGTGCCTGTGCCACTCGACGCATAAGCATACACCGGAAAATCCGAGGCTCCGTCTGGTAATCCCGCTCACCCGCGAGATCAGCGAGCCCGAATATGAGCCAGTCGCCAGAATGTTCGCCAAGGAAGTCGGCATTGATATGTTCGACGACAGCACCTATGAGGCCAACCGCCTCATGTACTGGCCTTCCACTTCCGTCAACGGCGAGTATGTATTCAAGGAAAAGGACGGCGACGCCTTAGACCCGGATGCCTACCTTGCCAAATACGATGACTGGCAGGACTCCAGCACATGGCCGGTATCCTCCCGTGAGTCCTGCGTGGAAGATCACGGTGCCAGCAAGCAGGCTGATCCTCTTGCCAAGCCGGGAATCATCGGTGCGTTCTGCCGGGCTTATCCGATCTCGGAGGTAATCCCGGAGTTCCTCTCCGATGTATATGCTCCGACCGATGACGAGAACCGCTACGACTATATCCCTGCGGACAGTCCCGCCGGTGCCGTTTCCTACGGAGATAAGTTTTTGTATTCGCATCACTCCTCAGACCCTGCCTGCAAAAAGCTCCTGAATGCTTTTGACCTTGTCCGCGTCCACCGCTTCAGCGATCTGGACAAGGATGTGCTGGATGAGTCAACCTCGTCGAAGATGCCGTCCTATAAGGCCATGATGGACTTTGCCTCCGGCTGCGACAAGGTGAAAATCCTGCTGCTTTCGGAGAAGCAGGCGCAGGCCGGTGAGGAGTTTGCCGCTACAGACGACGGCTCCGATGATGACTGGAAAGCCAAGCTCCAATATCAGTCCCGCAGCACCGTCCTTCAGAACAGCGTCTGGAACGAGATGCTGATCTTGAATAACGATCCGGATTGTCAGGGCTTTGCCTATAACGAGATGGCCAACCGCATACAGGTGATCGGCGATGTTCCTTGGGATCGTCCCGCTGACAATAAGTTCTGGCGCGATGCCGATACGGCGCAGCTGAAAGCCCTGATCGACATCCGCTATGTCTGCTTCTCTGACAGAAACCACAATGTCAGCTTTACGAAAGTGGCAGACGACCGCCGGTTCCATCCCGTGAGGAACTACTTAAACGACCTGCCGAAATGGGATCAGGTGCCTCGCGTGGACGAGCTCTTTATCCGCTGCCTGCAGGCAGATGACACGAAGTATGTCCGGGCAGTCACCAGAAAAACCTTAGTGGCCGCCGTGACCCGCATCTACCATCCCGGCACCAAGTTCGATACCGTTCCCGTCCTTGACGGCGCACAGGGTATCGGCAAGAGCACCATGTGGAAGTCTCTTGCCGGTGATGAATATTTCTCCGACGCCCTTTCGCTTACTGACATGGACGACAAGTCCGGTGCGGAAAAGCTGCAGGGCTTCTGGATCATTGAAATCGGCGAACTGGCCGGAATGAAAAAGGCCGACATCGAGAAGGTCAAGTCCTTCCTCTCCACTTCAGATGATAAGTACCGTCCCAGCTACGGCAAGGTGGTCGAAAGTCATCCGAGGCAGTGTGTTGTGGTCGCTACGGTCAACGGCGAGCATGGATACCTCCGTGATATCACCGGAAACCGGCGCTTCTGGATTGTGAAATGTCGCCAGACGGAAAATGCCGTGCGCTGGAAAATCACGCCCGAAGAACGTGACCAGATATGGGCGGAGGCCAAGTATTACTACGAGCAAGGCGAAAAGCTGTATCTCGAAGGTGACCTTCTTGCGGAAGCTGAAGAAGCCCAGAGAAGCGCTATGGAAACAGACGAGCGCCAAGGCCTCGTGGAACAGTACCTGTCAAAGCTCCTGCCGGAAAACTGGTCTGAGATGGATCTCTACCAGCGTCGGAATTTCCTTGACGGTGATGACATCACATCTGATTCCGGCACCGTGGAACGCACCGAGGTCAGCAATGCGGAAATCTGGTGTGAATGCTTCGGAAGGAATATCGCTGACTTAAAGCCCACCGACTCTTATGCCATCGCGGCACTTATGACACAGGTGGACGGCTGGAAGCGTACCAATCGCAGGGCTTCCCAGCCTCTTTACGGACGTCAGCGCCTGTATGAGAAAACAAAGTAATCGGGACAACCTCTGGGACAAGGACAACTTTTACCCTTTATTTAATTCAGAGAAGAAGAAATAGAAGGCCACTCAGGCACCCGCGTACACGCGCGTAGGTAAATATAGGGAAAAGCTGTCCATTTGTCCCTACTTGTCCACTTCAAGGAGGACGAATGAGATGCAGATAGATGAAAAGACAATCGAGAAAAAGCTCGTAAATACAGTGAAATCGAGGGGCGGCATAGCTCCAAAGTTTGTCTCTCCCGGCTTTGACGGTATGCCGGACAGGCTTGTCCTTCTTCCAGGAGGAGTCATTGCCTTTGCCGAGCTTAAGGCTCCGGAAAAGAAGCCGCGCCCGCTACAACTGGCAAGGCACCGGCTCCTGCGGAAGCTGGGATTCAAGGTTTACGTTATCGACGATATTTCGCAGATTGGAGGGATGCTTGATGAAATTACAAGTGACCTGTGACTGGTGTGGCAGTTCTTTTGAACGAGAAGCCGCAGCCCTGAAAGGCAAAAAGCATCACTTCTGCTGTAGAAGGTGCCTCGCGGATTTCAGTAATAAAGAAAAGAATCCTGACGGCTATGTAGCCCTCAAGGATTACACCAACATGAGCAGCCACATGGCTCAGATGAATGAGGATTTGAATCATACAAGAATGACGCCCGAAACCCGGAAGAAGCTGAGAGCGTCTCGCTTAGGAAAAGGCCGCTGTGACGGATATTCCAAGATATACAACAAAGCCGCACATCGTGTGATCGCAGAACAAATTATCGGTCGACCACTGAAGGCTGGCGAAGTTGTCCATCACCGTGACGAGAACAAATACAACAACGATCCGGATAATCTGGTCGTATTCCCGTCCCAGTCGGCACATGCGAAATATCACTATGAGACGAGATGGTTCATTTCAGAAATAAAGCGAATTGAGGGAGGAGGTGATGCCGAATGAAGTTCATACCGCACGATTATCAGAAATACGCGATTTCTTACATCGAGAAAAATCCCGTAGCTGCCGTCCTGCTTGATATGGGCTTAGGTTGAGGGCAAGACAGTGATTACTCTTTCAGCAGTAAACGACCTCTTATTTGACAGCTTTGAGGTACGACGCGTGCTGGTGGTCGCTCCCTTACGAGTCGCCCGTGATACATGGCCTGCGGAGATCCAGAAATGGAGCCACCTTGCCGGTCTGACCTTTTCGGTCGCAGTCGGGACTGCCAAGGAGCGCCGGGCGGCACTTATGCAAGGCGCGGATATCACGATTATCAACCGTGAAAACCTGCAGTGGCTGATCGACGAGTCTGGCTTTCCCTTTGACTACGATATGGTGATCATCGACGAGCTCTCGTCCTTCAAAAACCACAAGTCAAAGCGCTTCAAGTCCCTGATGAAGGTTAGACCCAGACTCCATCGCATTATCGGCCTCACCGGCACACCATCCTCCAACGGTCTCATGGATCTGTGGGCAGAGTTCAAGGTGCTGGATATGGGTGAGCGCCTCGGACGCTTCATCACGCAGTACCGGACAAATTACTTCATGCCGGACAAGCGAAACGGCGAGATCATCTACTCCTACAAGCCGCTGCCTTATGCGGAGGACGCCATCTACCGGAGAATCGCGGATATCACGATTTCCATGAAGTCCACCGACCACCTGAAGATGCCGGAGCTGGTATCCACGGCCTATGAGGTGCAGCTTTCGGAATCGGAGCGTGACCGCTATGAGGATTTGAAGCAGGAGTTCATCCTGCAGCTCCCGGACGGCGAGATTACCGCTGCCAATGCAGCATCACTCACCGGAAAGCTCTGTCAGCTGGCCAACGGTGCGATTTATGCAGATACCGGAGAAATCATCGAGTTTCACGACCGGAAGCTGGACGCTTTGGAGGATATCATCGAAGCCGCCAATGAAAAACCGCTTCTTGTGGCCTACTGGTTCCGGCACGACCTATCCCGCATCAAGAACCGCTTCAATGTCCGGGAGATCAAGACAAGCCGCGATATCGCTGACTGGAATGCGGGAAAGATTCCTGTAGCAGTCATCCACCCCGCTTCTGCCGGGCACGGCTTAAACCTTCAGGCAGGCGGTTCTACCCTTGTCTGGTTCGGGCTTACGTGGTCGCTGGAATTATACCAGCAGACGAACGCAAGACTCTGGAGGCAGGGACAAACCTCCGGAACCGTGGTGATCCAGCACATCATCACGAAAGGTACCATCGACGAGCGCATCTTGAAAGCGCTGTCCAAGAAGGAAATGACACAGGCCGCTCTGATCGATGCGGTCAAAGCTGAGGTGGTGTAATGACCACCCCGTATGAAAACCTCGCCAATGCAATCGTGCTTCAGGCTGTCAAAGATTATCGGGATGCCCTGAAACGCCTGAAGAAGAAACCGCAGAACAAAGCTGCAATGGCTGATGCGATGGAATGCGAGCGCTTCTTCCGCTCCCCCTGGTACCGGGAGCTCACGAGCGTGGACGGCGAGTACTTAATAGAAAAATTACGAGAGGAGGCGAAACGCCTATGACTGTTAAAGAATATCTTCATCAGGCGTACCGGCTGGATCAGAGGATCAAGTCCGATACGCTGGAAGCCCAGAACCTCCGGGAGATGGCAGGCAGCGTGTCCGGCCTTCGCTACGACGTTGACCGTGTGCAGACTTCCAAGAATACCGACGCACCGTTCGTCCGTGCGCTGGAACGCCTGTGGGAACTGGAGAATAAAGTAGCTGACGAGCTGGCTCTGCTCTCTGACCTGAAGAAACAGATCCGGGAAGTCATCGAGACGGTTCCGGATACCGACGAGCGCATGGTCTTGAAGTACCGGTACATTCATAACATGACATGGGAGCAGATTGGCAACGAGCTCTTTGCCGACCGCACCACTGTCTACCGCTGGCACGGCTCCGCCCTGCAGCATGTCCAGATGCCGGAGCACCCGATTGAGATCTGAGCCTGCACGTTTTACCACACTTTGCAACACAATGCACAGTCCCATACATGATAGTATTACAATAGCGAAAAGCGAAAATCCAAGAAGCCTTGAGGGAGCGATCCTGCAGGGCTTTTGTTATGCAAGGAAGGAGGCGGCGGCCATGCCAAGGAAACCCAAGAGGCCGTGCCGCTATCCCGGATGCCCGAACCTGACTGACGGTGTCTACTGCGAGGAGCACGCCAAGATCATGGAACAGCACTACGAGAAGTTCCAGCGCGGCTACTCTCCCGGCAAGAGGTACGGCAGGGCTTGGAAACGAATCCGTGATCGGTACGTCCACAAGCATCCGCTGTGTGAGCAGTGCCTGAAGGAAGGACGCTACGTGGCGGTCGAGGAAGTCCACCACATCATTCCTCTCTCCGAGGGAGGAACGAACGACGAAAGTAATCTCATGAGTCTATGTCGTTCGTGTCATGAAAAGATACATCGAGATCGAGGAGACCGCTGATAAACTTCGCGGTCTTTTCTTTTGCGCGAGAAATTTTGTGACCGGTAGGGGCGGGTCAAATCTCTACGGGCGAATGCCCCGGAAAACGGCGCCCCCTCTTCCGTGCAAAAAAAGCGAAATCAAACGGGTAATAAGGGAGGCGGTGAAAAATCATGCCAACAAAATCAAATAACACCGGCGGGCGCGGCGGCAGACGTCCCGGTGCCGGACGTAAGAAAAGCCCCGTCCGTGAGAAATATGAAAACGGAAATCCGGGCGGCAGGGATCTCACCGTGCTGGACATCCCGGATGTCGAAGGCGAGGAAATGCCGACCCCGCACGACTTCCTATCTGCCAAGCAGCACGATGGCACCACGCTGGAAGCCGGTGAAATCTACAGAGAAACATGGGAATGGCTGGACAAGATCGGCGTAGCCAAGGCGGTATCTCCTCAGCTTCTGGAGCGATACGCGATGTGCTCTGCAAGATGGATTCAGTGTGAAGATATGACCACTCGGCTCGGATACCTGAGCAAACATCCGACGACTGGGAAGCCTATCCCTTCTCCCTTCATCAATATCGGCATCAATTACATGAATCAGGCAAGCCGCCTGTGGAACGAGATCTTCCAGATCGTAAAAGAGAACTGCGCTACGGAATACAGCGGCCTCAATCCACAGGACGACGTGATGGAGAGGCTTCTAAGAGCCAGAAAGGGAATGTAAATGAATACACAAAGATTCGAACAGGTACCTATAGATAAGCTGGTGCCTTATGCCCGGAATGCCCGGACACATAGTAAAGAACAGATTCTTCAGCTGCGCTCGTCCCTGCGCGAGTTCGGTTTTGTGAGCCCTGCGGTCATCGATGCGGATTACAACATCCTCGTCGGCCACGGCAGAATTGAAGCTGCCCGCGCAGAAGGCTATGAAACCGTGCCCTGCGTCTTTGCCGAGAACCTGACGGACGCTCAGAAGCGTGCATACATCCTCGCGGACAATCAGCTGGCGCTGAACGCAGGCTGGGATGAGGAAATGCTGTCGGTCGAATTAGCCGACCTGCAGGATCAGTCCTTCGACCTTAGCCTTCTCGGATTTGGAACCGATGAGCTGGAAAAGCTGCTCGGCGGCGGTGAAGAAAAGGATATCAAAGATGATGATTTCGACCTGACCGCAGCTCTGGAGAAGGCTTCCTTCGTGGAGCCCGGCGATATCTGGACGGTAGGAAAACATCGTCTCATGTGCGGTGATGCTACTTCTGCCGAAGATGTCGAGAAGCTCATGGACGGCAAGAAAGCAAACCTTGTCCTGACCGACCCTCCCTACGGCGTTTCCTTCAAAGCCTCCGACGGACTGACGATTCAGAACGATTCCCTCAAGGGTGAGGAGTTCTACAACTTCCTGCTCTCTGCTTTCAAAAACATGGCCGACCACCTCGAGAAAGGCGGCGCTGCCTACTGCTTCCATGCAGACACCGAAGGACTCACCTTCAGGAAGGCATTTATCGACGCGGGCTTCCACCTTGCCGGTGTGTGTATCTGGGTAAAGAACAGCCTCGTGCTCGGTCGCTCTGATTATCAGTGGCAGCATGAACCGATCCTCTATGGATTTTTACAGAACGGCAAGCACCCCTGGTATTCCGACCGCAAGCAGACAACCATCTGGAATTACGATAAGCCAAAGCGCAATAAGGATCATCCGACCAGCAAGCCGCTTGACCTTCTGGGCTATCCGATTCAGAACTCCACGCAGGAGAATTCCGTAGTGATCGATACCTTCGGCGGCTCCGGCTCCACGCTCATGGCCTGCGAACAGCTCAACCGTATCTGCTGCATGATGGAGCTTGATCCGAAATACGCCTCTGTCATCCTCCGGCGCTATGTGGAGGATACTGGCGATACGGAAAATGTGTATGTAGTAAGAAACGGCGAAAAGCTCTACTACTCCGCTCTGGCAAAAGAGGTCGAGACCTCTCCGACGGCGGGTGTATAGTACACAATTTCTGCCCTGTATATTTGTCGATTATATTCCTTTGAAATATCGAGAAAACGCTTGCTATATAAGGCTTTCAGAGTGATGTATATACATGCCAAAAGGCACAGCCAAAAACCACATTTGAAAAACGGAGGTACACACAATGAAAGCAAACTACAACGTAACCGGAAAAGAAAGAAAAGCACTGGTCGCAGCCATCGCAGAGCTCACCGGCGACAAGGCAGTCTACAAGTTCATGCCCACCTGCGCCTTCGAGATCGGCGACATCACGGTCGACAAGGAAGGCGGCGTCACCTGCGAGGACGCGGACAAGCTGGAGCGCCTGATCCACAACCTCATCGCGGACGGCTTCACTCCGGCTGAGGAAATCGAAAGCACCGACGAGGAAGCCACCGCAGAGGAACCGGAAGCGGACGAAGGCACCGGCCTCACGGTCAGCCTCCCGCTGGAGAAGGCTGCGGTCGGAAACCTCACCAACCTCCTAACCGCCAAGGAAAGCCTCATCAAGAAGGCACTCGGCATTGACGATCTCGGCATCGAGATCACAGAGGATAAGGTCACCTTCCCTTGGTTTTCCGAACTGCCGGAGCCGGAAGCAGTCAAGGCTTACACCCACTTCATCGCAGCCCTTTGCAAGATGAGTAAGGACTTAAAGCGGGTAAGCGCCACCGAAAAGGAAGTCGACAATGAAAAATACGCCTTCCGCTGCTTCCTCCTGCGGCTTGGCTTCATCGGAAACGAGTACAAGGCCGAGCGCAAGATTCTCCTTCAGAACCTTTCCGGCAACTCCAGCTGGAAGAACGGCGCACCGGAAAAGGAGGTGGCGGCATGCGAATGATAAAGCAGCACGAGCTTGAGGCACTCCGCCTGCGCTACCCGGCAGGCACCCGCGTGGAGCTTCTTCAGATGGACGATGTGCAGGCTCCACCCATCGGCACCAAGGGAACGGTTACGGGTGTCGATGATACCGGAAGCCTTATGGTGAACTGGGATAACGGCTGCGGCTTGAACGTGATCTACGGCATCGACCTTGTGCGGAAGGTGGTGGAATGAGATGGATGAAAAAGTAAGAGAACAAATCCTCGCCATCCGGGACACCGGCCTAACAAACATGTTTGATATAACCGCCGTCCAGCGGCTGGCCTACGAGAGAGACTTCTACGAGCTGGTTCTTTACCTTGAGGATCACCGGTCTGAATACGTGAAATTCATCATGTCCGGCGAGGCATAAACTACACAATTAGGCCTCAAATGTTCCCGCAGGATTGTCACATATATTCTCCGAATTAACTTGCTATTACAGGCGTTCAGAGTGATATATGTACATACCAAAAGGAACACAGAACAAGGAGGAAACCACCATGAAGTACACAATCGAAGCCATTGAGAACGCAAAGCCCGGAATGAAATGGGACGAGATCGGATGCCACTGGACACTCGGACAGGCCTACCTTTACAGCAAGGAAGCCGGAAACGACCTGCCGAACTTCGCCGAGGTCATTTGGGACGACGACATCGAGGCGATCCTTTCCGACTGCAGGAAGCTGGGAGTGAAGGAATTCACGATAAGCTCCACCTTCTCCAGCCTGATCGAGACCATCGCCCGCTTCGAGGAGCTTGGCTGCACCTTGGACGGCATCGTCAGAGTCAAGGAGCGCTACACCCACTTCGGAAGCGACGACCGCGCCCTGATCCCGGCTTTCAAGATGACGGTGAAGGAGGCGTAAACGACATGACAATCAACGAAGCAATGAGAACCTTAAGACTTCCGAACCCGACCACACCGGAGGATCTGGAATGCCGCTGGAGCAAGACGCTGCGGTTCGGAGACAAAATCCTGATGGCAGGCTACTTTTACAACGGAATGAACAAGCCCTGCTACTTCGGAGCAATCTACGAATTCCTTACAGACGACAACAGCTGCGAAGGAACCATCGGACTCCACTCGGTAAGCGAGGTCGAGTTCGAAGATGACGGCCACGCCATTGCATGGGCGATGAGCCAAGCAGAATAAGAAACCCCTGAGAATGAATATTCCGGGAGACTGAGCCGCAGGGCTCTTTCTCTCGTACTGATACCAAGGATCGCTACGGCGGTCTTTTATTTTGCCCGGAAGGAGGCGGCTTTCATGCCAATGCGAAAACTGAAAAACTACAAGCCGACCCGATTCATGGCCGAGTCCTCTCACTATAGCAAGCAGATGGCGGATTTTGCTGTGATGTTCATCGAGCAGCTCTGCCATACCAAAGGCACATGGGCAGGAAAGCCCTTCGAGCTTATCGACTGGCAGGAAAGAATCATCCGCGACCTGTTCGGAACGCTGAAGCCAAACGGCTACCGGCAGTTCAATACCGCCTACATCGAGATACCAAAGAAGATGGGCAAGTCCGAGCTTGCCGCTGCGGTCGCCCTGCTCCTTTGCTGCGGCGACGGTGAGGAACGCGCCGAGGTCTACGGCTGCGCTGCTGACCGCCAGCAGGCCACCATCGTTTTTGATGTGGCTGCGGATATGGTCAGGATGTGCCCGGCCTTAAACCGGCGCGTGAAGATACTGGCCTCCCAGAAGCGGATCATATACGAGCCGACAAACAGCTTCTATCAGGTGCTATCCGCAGAAGCCTACTCAAAACACGGCTTTAACATCCACGGCGTGGTCTTTGACGAGCTGCACACCCAGCCCAACCGTAAGCTCTTTGATGTTATGACCAAGGGCTCCGGCGATGCCAGAATGCAGCCGCTTTACTTCCTGATTACGACCGCCGGAAACGATACGAATACCATCTGCTATGAAGTCCACCAGAAGGCACAGGACATCCTTGACGGCAGAAAAGTCGACCCGACCTTCTACCCGGTCATCTACGGAGCGGACGCTTCCGAGGACTGGACAGATCCGGAGGTCTGGAAAAAGGCAAACCCGTCGCTGGGTATCACGGTCGGCATCGACAAGGTGGAAGCCGCCTGCGAATCCGCCAAGCAGAATCCCGGCGAGGAGAACTCCTTTAGACAGCTAAGGCTCAATCAATGGGTAAAGCAGGCCATCCGCTGGATGCCAATGGACAAATGGGATGCCTGCGCATTTCCGGTCAATGAGGACGACCTCGAAGGCCGCGTCTGCTATGGCGGTCTTGACCTGTCTTCCACCACAGATATCACTTCCTTCGTGCTGGTCTTCCCGCCAAGGGATGAGGATGACAAGTATGTGATTCTCCCGTACTTCTGGGTGCCGGAGGATACGCTGGAGCTTCGTGTCCGGCGCGACCATGTGCCTTACGACACTTGGGAAAAGGAAGGATACCTCGAAACCACAGAGGGCAACGTCATCCACTACGGCTACATCGAGAAATTCATCGAGCGGCTGGGCGACCGCTTCAACATCCGCGAGATCGCCTTCGACCGCTGGGGAGCCGTCCAGATGGTGCAGAACCTTGAGGGCATGGGCTTTACGGTCGTTCCCTTCGGTCAGGGCTTTAAGGATATGAGCCCGCCCACGAAAGAGCTGATGAAGCTGACGCTTGAAAGAAAGCTCGCCCACGGAGGCCATCCGGTGCTCCGCTGGAATATGGACAACATCTTCATCCGCACTGATCCTGCCGGAAACATCAAGGCTGATAAGGAAAAGTCCACGGAGAAGATCGACGGTGCCATCGCAACGATCATGGCACTCGACCGGGCGATCCGGTGCGGCAACGACAACGGTGCTTCTGTCTATGACGACAGAGGCATCCTTTTCATATGAACAAACAGTAAACATTCCTGACATATGTCAGAATTGTGTTGACATTGCTCGCGCATATGTCTATAATTGACATATGTCAGAAATGGAGGTGTTCAATTGGCAGGAAGACAAGAAAAAACTCGAAAAGTCGAAACCATGCCAGAATACATTACGTTCAGTCCAGACGGAATACCAAATGGTGAGGAAGTCACTCTAACCGTAGACGAGTTTGAAACCATCCGACTCATTGATCTGGAACACCTGAATCAGTCGGAGGCTTCAGAGAGAATGAATGTAGCAAGAACAACCGTGACAGCAATTTATGAAAGAGCACGAGTAAAACTTGCGGATGCACTCATAAACGGTAAAAAACTTCAGATTGAAGGCGGTAATGTTGAGTTTCGACCCCAGCACATTCAGGCTGATAAGAAAATCAATGAAAAAGGAGTAAACACTATGAGAATCGCAGTAACCTATGACAATGGAGACGTTTTTCAGCATTTTGGAAGAACCTCACAGTTTAAAATCTATGATACAGAAGATGGTAAAGTCACATCCTCTCAAGTTGTTGGTACCAATGGTGCAGGTCACGGAGCGCTTGCAGGCTTTTTGAAAAGTAACAATGTAGATACTTTAATCTGCGGAGGTATCGGAGGCGGTGCCCAAGCAGCAATGGGTGAAGCCGGAATCACGCTTTATGGTGGCGTGACAGGGAATACTGATGAGGCTGTTCAAAAGTTGCTTGACGGAAGCCTTGATTATGATCCCAATGTGGTATGCTCGCATCATGAAGGACATCATGGTGGCGGAGAATGCGGACATCACGAACACGGAAGCTGTGGAGAACACGGCTGTCACAACTAAAGATTAATCTCACATACTGATATTGAAAAGCATCTACCTATATTGGGTAGGTGCTTTCTTTATGCCCTGAAAGAGGTGTAAGTAATGTTTTTGATTTCACTACTCGGCTTTCTGGTGATCCGGGAAGCCCTTAACGGATTGGAGGGATGGCTATGAGTATATTTTCAGGACTATTTCGGAGCAGGGATAAGCCCAAGGACGCGACCAGCGGAAGCTCCTACCGCTTCTTCTTCGGCGGCACGACCTCCGGCAAAGCTGTAACGGAACGCTCCGCCATGCAGATGACGGCAGTCTACTCCTGCGTTCGGATTCTTTCCGAGGCGATTGCTGGCCTGCCCGTTCACCTGTACCGGTACGACGGCAGCGGCGGCAAGGAAAAAGCGACCACTCATCCGCTCTACTTCCTGCTTCATGATGAGCCAAACCCGGAAATGACATCCTTTGTCTTTCGGGAGACGCTGATGACGCACCTACTTCTGTGGGGAAACGCCTACGCGCAGATCATCCGAAACGGCAAGGGCGAGGTCGTGGCTCTGTATCCGCTTATGCCAAACCGCATGACGGTTGACCGTGACGCAGACGGCCATCTCTACTACGAATACCAGACCTCACAGGATGAGGCGCACACGATGGATGGCAGCCGCGTCAGGCTCCTGCCAAGCGATGTGCTGCACATTCCCGGTCTTGGCTTTGACGGCCTGATGGGCTACAGCCCGATTGCGATGGCAAAGAACGCTATCGGCATGGCGATTGCCTGTGAGGAATATGGAGCTAAGTTTTTCGCTAACGGCGCGACGCCCGGCGGCATCTTGGAGCATCCCGGTGTGGTAAAAGATCCGGAGCGTGTCAGGGAAAGCTGGAACTCGGCCTTCGGCGGCAGTGCCAATGCAAACAAGGTGGCGGTTCTTGAGGAAGGCATGAAATACACGCCTATCTCTATTTCACCGGAGCAGGCGCAGTTCTTAGAGACGCGGAAGTTCCAGATTAATGAGATCGCTCGTATCTTTCGTATCCCGCCTCACATGATCGGCGACCTTGAGAAATCGAGCTTTTCAAACATCGAGCAGCAGTCGCTGGAGTTCGTGAAATACACGCTCGACCCGTGGGTCTGCCGCTGGGAACAGTCCATGCAGCGGGCGCTTTTGTCTATGGATGAGAAGAAGGAATACTTCTTCAAGTTCAATGTGGACGGCCTGCTTCGCGGCGACTACCAGAGCCGCATGAACGGCTATGCGACCGGACGCCAGAACGGCTGGATGAGCGCCAATGATATCAGGGAGCTTGAAAATCTCGACCGCATCCCGGAGGAGGAAGGCGGCGACCTGTATCTTATAAACGGCAACATGACCAAGCTCAAGGACGCAGGCATTTTTGCAGCCTCGTCTCAGGGACAGGAGGAGCCAGATGAAACAGAAGAATCAAAACAAGAGCCGGAACAGCCACAGCAAAGTGAGCGCACCCGGCCACGAAAGAAGGAGGCACTATGACCAGAAAGTTTTGGAACTGGGTGCGAAACGAGGAACCGGACAGCTTTGGCTCAGACCGAACGCTCTACCTCGACGGGGAAATCTCCGATGAGACATGGTTCGGCGACGAGGTCACACCACAGTTATTCAAAGATGAATTAAGCAGCGGAGACGGAAACATCACCCTCTGGATTAACAGTCCGGGCGGTGATGTTTTTGCTGCTGCACAGATTTACAACATGCTGATGGATTACCCGCATGACGTAACGGTCAAGATTGACGCCCTTGCTGCTTCGGCGGCATCCGTCATCGCTATGGCCGGTACCAAGGTCTGCATGAGTCCTGTGGCCATGATGATGATCCACAACCCTGCGACCATCGCCATCGGTGATACCGAGGAGATGCAGAAGGCCATCGACATGTTAAACGAAGTCAAGGAATCCATCATGAACGCCTACGAAATCAAGTCCGGGCTTTCCCGCCACAAGATTTCCCAGCTGATGGATGCCGAGACGTGGATGAACGCCAAGGAGGCCGTGAAGCTCGGCTTCGCTGACGAGATTCTGTTCAAGGCGGGCGAGGAACCTGCCTCTAATGATGAGGCCGATACGGAGATGCTTTTCTCCCGCAAGGCCGTCACTGACTCACTGCTATCGCGGCTTATCCCTAAGAAAAAGCCGGAAGCAAATAAACACATGGTACCAGTAACCGATCTTGAGAAGCGCCTTTCGCTTCTCACACATTAAAGGAGGATTTTTATTATGACTCAGATTATGGAACTCATGGAAAAGAGAGCGAAGGCATGGGAGGCTGCAAAGGCTTTTCTTAACACCCACTCTCAGAACGGCGGCATGGTTTCTGCGGAAGATGCCGCGACCTACGACAAGATGGAAAAGGAAGTCACTGACCTTACCAAGGATATCGAGCGCCTGCAGCGTCAGGACGAGATCGAGAAGATGCTCAATCAGCCCACTTCCGCTCCTATCACCAACATGCCCGGCAAGACCGGCGACAAAGCAGATGAAAAGACCGGCAGGGCTTCCGCTGCTTACAAGAAGGCTTTCTGGGACAACATCCGTCATCCCGGCAATCCTGTCATCCGTGACGTTCTGGAGGAAGGCACCGATGGCAACGGCGGATATCTTGTTCCCGTCGAATTCGAGCACACGCTTGTTCAGGCACTCAACGAGAACAACATCATGCGTACCATCGGCTGCAAGATCATCACCACGCAGAACGAGCGCAAGATTCCTGTGGCAAACGGTCATACGCAGGCTGCATGGACGGCTGAGAACGGTGCTTACACCGAAAGCAATCCTACCTTCGGCCAGACCAGCATCGACGCCTTCAAGCTGACCGACCTTATCAAGGTTTCGGATGAGCTGCTTTCCGACAGCTTTTTCGATATCGAGGGCTACATCTCCGAGGAATTCGGTCGTGCCTTCGGTGAAGCTGAGGAGGATGCCTTCATCAATGGCGCTATTCAGGTTGGCGCAACGGCAATTGACAGGCCTACCGGTCTTATGATTGCTGCGGCTTCCGGAGGTGCTCCGTCCGGAGTTACTACTGCTGCAAACAACAAGATCGATGCCGACGAGCTGATCAGCCTTGTATATTCCCTGAAAGCTCCTTACAGAAGCAAGGCAAAGTTCCTTATGAACGACGCCACGGTCGCTGTCATCAGAAAGCTCAAGGATGGCAACGGTGCCTATATGTGGCAGCCTTCCCTGACCGCTGGTGAGCCTGACAGGCTTCTTGGCTTCCCGCTCTACACCTCTCCGAAGGTGCCTACTATGACAGCCGGTGCAAGAGCTATCGCTTTCGGCGACTTCTCCTGCTACTGGATCGCTGACAGAGCTGGCAGAAGCATCAAGCGTCTGAATGAGCTCTACGCTACCAACGGTCAGGTCGGCTTCACCTGCACGGAGCGTGTTGACGGCAAGCTCATCCTTGCTGAAGGCATCAAGATTCTTGACATGCACGCTTGATAAGGAGGGACTGCTATGAGCTATAACGCAAAGAACTACACCGAACAGGGTGGCGATGTCACTCATATCGGCGGGACACTGATCATCGAGGAGGGAGCAACCGTAGAAGGGCTCCCTTCTTCCTTTACACCTGCAGAGAATCAGGCTGACAGCGAAGCCGAGACGGTTGACGCTCTCAAGGAGGAATTCAACGGCCTTCTTGCAAAGCTCAAAACAGCCGGTCTCATGGAGGCTGATGCTGAACCAGAAACAGATGCAACATGATTATTATGGCTCCGGCGGCTGGTGCTTCCGGAGCCTTTTATCGAAAGGAGGCTTGACGCATGTCGCTTATCACACTTGTAGAAGCAAAAAACTATCTGCGGCTTGATACAGATGATGACGACACTCTCGTCCAGTCGCTTCTGGATGCTGCAGAGCGCCTTGCGATTGATGTCTCCCGCCTATCCGATACAGAGTGGGCACTTCTGGATGATACGACCAAGACCACAGATCCGGACGGTAATTTAACTGGCAGCGAGATATCAGCATTTCGAGCTGTCCTGAAGGCTGCATTCTTCTATACCCTTGGATACCTTTACGAACACCGTGAGGAGGCGGATCACAAGGCGCTTACCATGACGCTTAGAAGCATTCTCTTTTCCATCCGCGAAGGGAGGCCAAGATCATGAATATAGCAGCTATGCGGGTGCGCGTCACTTTTCAGAAAAACGCAGTGATTGTTGACAAGTACGGAAACCACAAGAGCGGCTGGGCAGATTACTTCTCCTGCTGGGCGACTGTCGGTACAAGCTCCGGTTCGGAGTCTTCCGGCGTCGTGATAAACCCGGAGGAATCGCTGGATTTTACCTGCCGCTACTGCTCCGAGCTTGCTGCTGTGGAATCCACAAAGTACCGGATCATCGCGGCGGGCAAGACCTACAACATCACCTATGTCAATCCGATGGGCTACAAGCATAACAGCCTGAAATTCAACTGCAAGCTGGAGAAAAACGCATGAGCAGGAATGTATCAATCAACGAAATGGGCGACGCCATTATGGAGGAGCTCGAAAAATATGCAGGCCTCGCTTCTGACGATTTGAAGGCCGCAGTCAAGGAAACCGCTGCCTCTGTCCGCAAGGATATACAGGCCGGTGCTCCCGTGGATACCGGGAAGTACAAGAAAAGCTGGTCGGTTAAGAATGTCCACGAGGATTCGGAAAGCATCGATCTGGTGGTGCATTCCAGAAACCGCTATCAGCTGGCGCACCTTTTAGAGCATGGCCATGTGAAGCGTGGCGGCGGTCGCGTACCGGCACAGCCGCATATCGCAGCAGCCGAGGAACGCGGGAATGAAAAGCTCGTCGACACCATCAAACAGAAGCTGGGAGGTGGATCATGACATACGACGAAGTAATCACCATATTAGAGGAAGCCGGACTCCCGCTCGCCTACGACCATTTTGCCGAAGGTGAATCACCAGAGCCGCCCTACCTCATTTTCTTATATCCGGGCACGGACAACATGTTTGCAGACGATACCGTGTACCAGAAGATCAATGAGCTGAATATTGAGCTTTACACGGACGCCAAAGACCCGGAAACCGAAACCCGGATCGAGGACATCTTAATCGCGCACGATCTGCCTTATGAAAAATCCGAGGTGTGGATCGAGTCGGAGAAGCTGTACGAGGTCTTATATCAAACACAGATTATAGGAGGTTAATCGACTATGCCTAACACAAGAAACAAGGTCAAGTTTGGCCTGAAGAATTGCTACTACGCCATCGCTACGCTGGCGGCAGACGGTACCGTCACTTTCGGCACACCCGTGGCGATGCCCGGTGCAGTCTCCCTTTCGCTGGATGCGGAGGGCGACAACGACCCGTTCTATGCGGATGACTCCGTATATTACATGGTCTCCAACAACAACGGCTATTCCGGCGACTTCGAGCTTGCGCTGATTCCGGAGAGCTTTCTCACGGACGTCATGCATGAGACTGAGGATGCCAATGGCGTCATGGTGGAAAACAAGGATGTGGAGCCGGAGCACTTCGCTCTGCTCTTTGAGTTTTCCGGCGACCAGAGAAAGATCCGCCACTGCATGTATTATTGCAGCGCGACCCGTCCTTCCGTCACCGGCAGCACCAAGGAGGACTCCACAGAGGTGCAGACCGAGACACTGTCCCTTACGGTTTCTCCGCTCCCTTCCGGCATCGTGAAGGTCAAGACCGGCACCAATACCACAGACGCAGTCTACAACGGCTGGTACAGTGCGGTCTATGAGCCGAGTGCAGCTGTTTCAAACGGTGAGTAAGGAGGCGCGATATGGCAGTTACAAAAACCATCGAGGTTGACGGCAAGGAGGTGCAGTTTCGCGCCTCTGCCGCTATCCCTCGTCTTTACAGAAACAAATTTCACAGGGACATTTACAAGGACTTGAACGAGCTGCAAAAAGGCATCGACAAAAGCGATGCGGAGAGCTCCAATCTGGACACCTTCTCCCTTGAGCTTTTCGAGAACATCGCGTGGCTCATGGCAAAGCATCAGAACCCGGATGTCCCGGATACTCCGGAGGACTGGCTCGACCAGTTCAACACCTTCTCGATCTACGAAATTCTCCCTCAGATCATTGAGCTCTGGGGACTGAATGTGGAACAGCAGGTGGCCTCTAAAAAAAACATCACAACACGGAGCGGGAAATGACAACCCCGCTCTTCTTACTCCGGTGCGTGCAGATCGGGCTTCACATCTCGGAGCTTGATCTGCTCACCATCGGATGTGTCAACGATATGTACGCAGAAATGAGTAACGACGACTATCCATACGCCCAGACAGCATCGCAGGCGGATATGGATCGATTTTAACAGGAAGGAGGTCGTAGCATGGCCGACAGGATCAAAGGCATAACCGTGGAAATCGGCGGCGATACGACCGGCCTTTCCAAAGCCCTCTCCGGCGTCAATAAGGAAATCAAGAACACGCAGTCGCAGCTTAAAGATGTCAATAAGCTCTTAAAGCTCGACCCAACGAATACCACGCTGCTCGAACAGAAACAGAAGCTCCTGAAGCAGGCTGTCTCCGAAACGAAGGAAAAGCTCACACAGCTGAAGTCCGTGCAAGACCAAATGGATGCTGGACTTAAAAACGGTACCGTCACCCAGCAGCAATACGATGCATGGCAGCGTGAGATCATAGAGACAGAAAACGAGCTCAAGAACCTCGAACAGCAGTGCAAAGAAACCGACTCTCATATCTCCGCAACCCTCACGGCGACGGGAACGAAGCTGCAGGAAGTCGGCGGAAAAATCTCCGACGTCGGAACCGGCCTTACAACTCATGTCACGGCTCCCATTGTAGCCCTCGGCGCGGCTTCTCTTGCTGCATTCAATGAGGTAGATGCCGGGCTTGATATCGTAGAACAGAAAACCGGCGCGACCGGAGAAGCGCTGGAAGAAATGAACCAGATTGTGAAAGACCTCGCCACAGAAATTCCGACAGACTTCGAAACTGCCGGTGCCGCTGTCGGCGAGGTCAACACTCGCTTTGGCCTGACCGGGCAGGCGCTGGACGATCTTTCCGCGAAATTCATAAAGTTTGCCCAGCTGAATGATACTGACGTTTCGACATCCATCGACAACGTATCCTCGGTCATGAACGCTTTCGGCATGGACGCATCCGAGGCGGACTCCCTTCTGGATGCGCTGAACGCAACCGGTCAGGCCACAGGTATCGGGATGGATTCCCTTGCGAGCCTGCTGTCCTCCAATGCCGTACAGCTAAAGGAAATGGGACTGACCGCCCAGCAGGCCGCAGGATTTATGGGCATGGTGGAGATGTCCGGTCTGGATACTTCCTCCGCTATGATGGGTCTTAAGACCGCCATGAAGAATGCGACGAAGGACGGCAAAACGCTGGATCAGGCTCTTTCCGATTTCTCCCAAACCATGAAGGGCAACGGCTCCGAAACTGAAAAGCTGCAGGCAGCCTATGACCTGTTCGGAAGCAAAGCCGGTGCGTCAATCTACAATGCCGTGCAGACTGGAAAGCTGAACCTTGACGACCTGTCCGGCTCACTTTCTGATTTTGAAGGCAGTGTAGAAAACACCTTCAATGCAACTCTCGACCCGATTGACCAGTTCCAGATGACGATGAACTCCCTGAAGGAAACCGGTGCCGAGGTCGGAAATTCTCTGATGACGGTGCTTGCGCCTGTCCTGAAGCAGATCTCCGATAAGCTGAAATCCCTCGCCGAGTGGTGGAACAATCTCGGAGAGCCGATGCAGCAGATGATCATAAAGATCGCTCTCGTAGCCGCTGCAATCGGGCCACTCCTTGTGGTGATTGGAAAGATTGTATCTTCGGTCGGGACGGTCATGACGATCATCCCGAAGGTGTCTACGGCGATTACGACAGTGAAAGGCGCGATGGCCGGGCTTAATGCTACGCTGGCTGCAAACCCGATAGGTCTTGTGATTGCGGCGATTGCCGCGCTGGTGGCTGCCTTCATCTACCTTTGGAAAACAAACGAGGACTTCCGAAATAAGATTACAGCCATCTGGAACGGGCTCGTAGAGAAGTTTCAGGCTTTCACGCAGGGCATCGTCGATAAGCTCAATGAGCTGGGCTTTAACTTCAAGGACATCGGCGAAGTCATAAAGGCCGTATGGGATGGCCTGTGCTCTGTCCTCGCTCCGATGTTTGAAGGCGTATTCCAGAACATTGCAAACATCCTGTCCTACGCGATGGATCTGATCTTGAATATTTTGGATGTCTTTATCGGCATTTTCACCGGCGACTGGGATCAGGCTCTCTCCGGCATAAAAGGAATTTTTACATCCACTTGGGACTTCATCGTAAATACGCTGTCGAATATCCTGACGACGCTCGGAAACGTGGTGAATGTATTCCTTGGCTGGTTCGGAACCTCGTGGCAGGAAATCTGGCAAGGCATCAAGGACTTCTTCGTAAATATCTGGAACGGCATCGTCAGCTTTTTTACCGGCATTGTGACCGGAATCCAGAATACGGTGACAACGGTTTTCACAGCCATCTCCACGTTCTTTACGAACATCTGGAATGGAATAAAGACCTTCTTCGAGACGATCCTGAATGGCATCAAGACGGCGGTCACCACATATTTCAATGCGTATAAAACCGTCATCTCGACCGTCCTGACAGCCATTCAGACCGTAATCACAACGGTATGGAATGCCATAAAGACAGCCATAACGACTGTAGTTAATGCAATCAAGACCGCCATCACTACGGCATGGAACGCCATAAAGACAACGACCTCCACCGTATTCAATGCCGTAAAAACGACCGTCAGCAACATCTGGAACAGCATCAAATCGGCGGTCATGAATGTAATAAACACCATGAAGTCCGGGATCAGTAACGGCTTCAATGCGATAAAGAGCACGGTCTCCAACATCGTAAACGGGATCAAGAGCACGATCTCCAATGTATTCAATACCATCTGGAGCACGGTCTCCGGCATCGTCAACAAGCTGAAAAGCGTATTCAACTTCAGCTGGAGCCTGCCGAAGATCAAGCTGCCGCACTTCTCGATTTCCGGCAGCTTCTCCTTAAACCCGCCGTCCATACCACACTTCTCTGTGGACTGGTATAAAAAGGCGATGTCAGGCGGCATGATCCTAAAAGACGCGACCATCTTCGGTCAGAGCGGCGGTACGCTCCTTGGCGGAGGCGAGGCCGGTGATGAGGCTGTTGTCGGTGTATCGTCCCTGCGCTCTATGATTCAGGACGCGGTGAGCAATGCATCGCTTTCCCTTTCGGGAGACCAGCCGCTGATCAACATCGAAGAAATGAGCGTCAGAAGCGACGACGATATCCGCAAGATTTCTCAGCAACTCAACACCCTGCTGACAGCAGGACGCAGAGCGAAAGGACTGGTGTGATATGGGATTTTCATTCAACGGAACAACCTCCCAGTCTATGGGACTTGCGACAAGAATTACAAACGAATATCGGATGCCGGATCTTAGGAATAACACGGTTACCATGCCCGGACGGCACGGCGTGTTTGATTTCGGAGAAACGGTATCCGAGCGAAAAATTGTGATTTCCTGCTTCATCCCTCCGGGTGAAACGGATGAGCAATTTCTCGCAAAGAAGGATGACATCATCGAATGGCTGAATCCGGACAACGGCCTCTGCCAGCTCATTCTGGACAAAGAACCGGGACGAGTTTATGAAGCAAGGCTCACGTCCGGATTTTCCTTTGACCGGGCAGTCCGCAATTCCTGCACCTTCGATCTGGAGTTCTTATGTCCTGATCCTTATGGCTACGCCATATCGGACGAGACCTTTGACTTTGCGGAGGCAGGAACATTTACTGCCTCCCGCTCTCTTGGAAATATAGAGTCTTATCCCATCTACGCCCTGCAGGGAGTGATTCCTTCCGGGACGGACTCGTATATCGGCATAACCACAAACGGCAGCGAGCTCCGTATCATTGGACGCCTATCCTCCGGCGAGACGCTTATCATTGATTCGTCTCACATGACGGCAAAGGTCGTGGATGGAAACGGCGATACGCTGCGAAACGGGCTCCCGCTGCTATCGGAGCTTAATTTCCCGGTGCTTGATACCGGAGATAATACCATCGTGATTGAGGCGGTCGGAACCAATACAACATTTACGGAACTTAGCATTCAGGCCAGAAGCCGCTGGAGGTGATTTCGCATGGCTCTTAAAAATACACTTAATACGCAGGATGCCTTCACCGGTGAGTTCCCGGCTGCTTGGGCTCCGGACGGCCTCTGGCGCTTTAACGAGGAAAACCCGGATGCGGATGATAACCTCGCCGATTCCTCCGGCAAGGATCGCAAAGCATATATCCATAACTGGAGCGGCACTACGGCCTCGATGAAGACCGGCAATTTCGGTCGGTATTTCCAAATGAACATCAATAACCCTTCATCTGAGAAAACCTACCTGAAGGTAACGAACGACGGCAGCATCTTTTCCAATCTCGGCGAGACTATCGTGGTCGGCGGCTGGATGAAGCCCACAACATATTCAGTCGGAAATACCTATACTCCGATTCTGAATACCCGCTACGGCTCCGGTCAGCCGATTTTTTATTTATCGCTCATTCGCGGGAAGCCGAGAATCATGCTGTATAACTCCTCCGGCACACTCATTCTGGATCAGTCGGTGACACCATCGTTCTCTCTGCAGAATGGCAACTGGTATTTTATTGCCTGCGTGATAAAGCCCGTGGCAAAGACAGCACAGTACATCCTTGGAGATAAAAGTTCCGGCACGGTATGGCAATCAGGTGTGCTTACCTTTACCGGCGAGCTGAACCGCTCCTGCGTAGCTGACCTTATCTGGGGAATGCATGCGGATTCCAACTGGTACGCGGGCGGCTTTGACGACTGGTTCCTCGACTGCAATTCTTCGCTTACAGCTGATGACCTTGCGGAGTACTTTCTGGAATCGCTTTCTGCCAACGGCGCGGATTTGACCGGAGATGTTGATGCCCTGACCACGGCTGATGTCGTGACGCTGCGTGCGACCAGCTCTGTCTATCCGGAAAGCGGCCAGCTGGTCACTGCCGCAAGAAAGTGCGGTGTGGTCGGTAACGGCAGAGTTTCCATCAATGCGAACTACTCTCCGGGCGAGACCGCCATTTCACTGGTGGAAACAGCAACCTCGGACGATCTTTCGACTTGGACGCAGTGGCAGGCTATCGGCTCAAACGGTGAGCTGGAATCACCCTCAAGGAAATACATCAAATATCGCGTCACCCTTGCCACCACAAATACGGCAAGGACGCCTGTCCTCACAGCAATCAATCTGCATGATAATCCGAAACCGCTTTATACAAAGCTCGGATATGCAAGGCCAGTCATCCTTGATGCGGACGGAAATGCGGAAGCGGTGCTGGATAACGCCTATGACATTATCGTGACCAGCGAGATCAACGGCGTGGATGAGCTGGAGTTCAAGCTCCCGTTTCAGGACAGCAAGCGCTCCTATGTCGATAACGAAAAGACCGTGCGCATTGTCAGCGACACCTACCGTATCCGGACGATTACGGATGACAAGGAAGAAAGCGGCAAAGCCATCACCACTGTCTATGCGGAGGCGGCCTTTTACGACCTCGCATATTCGGTAAAGAAAGAGCCGGTTACCTTTAACGCAGATACAGCAGATGTCCCGATAGCTTACGCCCTGCAGGACACCGACTGGGATATGGGAGCGGTCAATGTCTCCACCAAACGAACGTGGACTTGCTCTGAGAAGAACGCGCTGGCGATTCTCCGGGCAGTACAGGACATTCACGGCGGTGACCTGATTTTTGATAACGCGAACAAGATCGTGAAGCTGCTGACTTTCAGTGGCGAGGACTCCGGCGTGCTGTTCTGCTACAAGAAAAATATGAAATCCATCCAGCGCGTCATTGATACGACAAGCCTTATCACAAGGCTGTACGCCTACGGCAAGGATGGCATGACCTTCGCGTCCATCAATGACGGCAAGGAATATGTGCAGGACACCACCTACACCTCCGAAATCCGTATCTCGACGCTGGATTGCTCCAACTTCACCAATCCGTATCAGATGCTGGAATTCGCAAACATGCGCCTTGCGGATTATGCCTCTCCGCGCATTTCCTATGTGCTGAAAGCGATGGACTTATCTGTCCTGACAGGCTTCGAGCATGAGACGTGGGAGCTTGGCGATACCGTAACGGTAAAGGACGATGACCTGAACCTGTCGGTCAAGACCAGAATCGTCCGCAGGGAATACAACCTGCAGGAGCCTTGGAATACAGTGCTGGAGCTTTCCACCACCCTCCGGGAGCTTGGCGATTCCTCCTCCCGCTGGGACAGTGCCGCCGACACACTGGAGTCCGCCGATCTGGTGGACAGTCAGGAAATGAAAGATCTGGTTCCTTTCAACCACCTGCGCAATTCCAGAGCGGACTCCGGTCTCAACTACTGGCAGAGCTCCGGCTTTTCTGTTGATGCGGAGAATGGCGTATCCGGCACTGCTTCCTTCATGTGTGAAGGCGCTCTGAACACCACAAAGAGCCTCTCGCAGACCATAACGCCTGCCAACCGGGAAAGCTATACATTCTCGGCGCAGATCGCTTCGGAAAACCTCGTCAAAGGCAGCTCCGGGCAGGTCGGCATTGAAGTGACCTTTGAATATGAGGACGGAACGACGGAAACAAGATTTATAGATCTGATCTGAAGGAGGGATTTCTATGGCTTCATTTACACATGTGGCGCAGGACATCTCTCCTCAGTATGGCCGCGTCATTAAAATCACCGTCCGTGTATGCGTCACCGACTGCACCGGCACGGTCTACATCACGGACATGTTCCTGCAGGGCGGCTCCATCGCTACCGGCTGGGTAGGTCATGTATCTGAAATACAATGGACGGAGGACGGATAAATGCCGGAGTTTACACGCTTTACAGAGACAATCGCAAAAAAGCAGGATAAGCGCGTCGTAAACATCACGGTAAAGCCCACTGTCACAGATTGCACCGGCACGCTCTGGTTTACCGACCTTATGCTGCAGGAAGGCGACAAGGTTACGGGATATGTCATAAACACCGGAACACTTCTGAAAAAGTATGACGGAGATGATGCCATAGCGGGCAAACGGTTTTATAACTGCATCGTCCGCTCCTCGGCGACCTGCATTATCTTTAATCTCGGCTCTACTGCTGCCGGACTTGATTACAAAGTCTATCCGATTCAGGCGATGGAGGCTGGGAGCATCACGCTTTCCCTTGGAGCCGGTGCGCACAAGGCGACCTTTAAGGCTGCGGCCAGCGCCGGTGATGAATTTGACCTTCTTTCTTCAAGCCGGGAATGCCTGAAGAACAATGCAGCTACCGAAAAGGACGGATTTTTTCAATATTCTGCTGCCGGTGACAGCAAACACCCGATCACGGTCGCGGATAAGAAGTCGGCAAGGATTTATGTGGAGTTTCAGGAAATGCAGGATGGGAGTGATCTGATATGAGCAGAGATTATTTAAAAGGCCATCGGTGTATGGTCTGGACATTCATGGGAAACTCCCGCATGTATTCTGCTCTTGCCGCCTATGGTGACAGGATCAGTCAGGTCGGGCTCTTTTCCTTTAAGGTCAGAGCCACCGGAGAAATCTACGAAACAGGTGTGGCAATCTCCAATATGCTGACCTACATCCGTCAGTGGCCGCACATCAAATGGCTTCTGACGATATCCAATGACGGCACGAACAGCATCTTCAAGGCGCTGCGTGATAACACGGACGGCGCACAGGATACCTTCCTCACGGAGATTATCCGCATTATGGAAAAATACCCGTGGTGCGACGGCATCGACATTGACCTTGAGAAAGGCGACGGCTATTCCACCCACGCAGCCTCAACGGCTATGTTTCGGAATATCTATAACACTGTTAAATCTTACGACAGCTCAAAGCTCATGAACATCTGCCTGCCGGGTATGAACTCCATAAACGGCTCGGTCGGCGGCGAGAACTGGTGTGTTTACGGCGACCTCGACGCCTACTGCGATACGGCTGCCATTATGAGCTACGGCATGGCTTGGGCGGGCTCTGCTCCCGGTGCCGTCTCACCGAGGGACTGGCTGGAGGGCATCTATGATTATGCGGTCACTGTCATGACGCCTGAGAAGATCTTCTTCGGTCTTCCGGCTTATGGCTGGAACTGGCAGATTTACGATACACCGGCAAACCTCGGTAAGACCTATCGCGGCACGTCCAACACCTACTATGCGGCAAAGAACTGGATGACCGGGCAGTATAACTTCACGGACGACGCTCCGCCACAGCCATTCATCCCGATTCTCGCATATTGGGATGATTACGATATGGTGCCTTGGGCACTTCCGCAGGTCTACGATTTTATGGAAGGCCGGGATGCAGCGAGCTATGACTACCCACTGATGAATGGAACCTATAACCGGAGGCACTACCTGACAGCCTATTCCAAGCAGCAGCACACGGAATTTGGAACCATCTATGTGGATGCAGACGGCACCACAATCTCCTACTCCGGCATTGTCTCCTTTGAAAATGGTGTGGCCACGCTTGGCGATAACGGCTCCGCCACCTATACCTTCACGGTACCGGCTGCCGGGAGGTATGATATTGCGATCCGCCTTTGCTATCCCTTCTGGGACAAGAACGGCATCTATGTATCGATTGACGGCAGCACCACCCACTTTTCGGAGAACAGGCTCTGGTGGCCATATTGGAGAAGCACCTTCTGGACGACGCTTGCCAGCAACATATCCCTGTCAGCCGGAACGCATACGATCAAGATTTCTGTAGATATAAAAGGCGTGCAGTTTTATGGCTATCGGGTATGCAGCAGCTTTTCAGAGGCTCCGTCGGCAGGATCGGCATCTTTCACTTTGTCTCCGCGCCACTTCATTGATGTGGATGGAAACGAGTGCCAGCCTGACAGAGCTTTCAAGCTCACCTGTGAAATGCTCCGGAGAAAGCCGGACTCCGCTCTCATCTGGTATGAGGATTTTAGGGATTATGGCGTGCTGAATACCAACTACTGGACGACGCTTTCCGGCTCGTGGACAGTTTGGAGAGAGGATGAATACTCCGAAGTCCGCGTCTATTCACAGCTGGACGGCTCAGGGAAGCTGGCATGGCAATATGACGGCTTCTCCGATATCCACCTGCGAGCGAGGCTGGCCTTCCCATCCAATGGACATGGCAAGGCCGGAGTATTCTGTGGCGACCTGTTCTGCTGCCTGAATTATGATTCTCAGGCTGTAGAGCTTTACAACGGCTCCACGCTCCTTGGAAGCTACAGCCAGACTATCGAAAGGACTGCAAGCAGCGACCTCAGAACCGATCCGTCCATGTATACGGTCGAAATGCGCATCCGAGGCAACAAGGTCAGAGTTTACTCCGGCTCCTCATATACGCTCCGCTTCACTGCAACAGTCATCGGCTTTTCCGGAGGCTATGCCGGATACCGGTCAGATAACCGGACAATCTGTGAGCTGCTCCGCATGGGTGACGCTTGGACATACGAGCCTTACGAGCGTTTTGATGTAACCTTCCCGGACGGAACCGTTACGCGGTACGGCAGGATCAGTCGCTCAAATGCTACATGGGACTCTGAATTTCAGGTCTTTACGCTGACCTCGGATATCGAGGAGGAAGTAACCCGCAGCGAAAATATCTCGCTGGATTATGAGTTCTACCACTCCCACGAGCTCGCTCTTTCCTGCGGAAGCGACTACACGGTGACGATCACGCCAAAGGACATCAACATCTGGATATCCAGATTGTTTCTCGGTGACGCGGACGGCTTTTCCATTCTCTACTATCAGGATGTGGACTCGCTCATTTACTGGGCAAATGAAGCGGCCTACCGCTGGAGAGTGAAAGGCTTTGCCATGTGGTCGCTGGGACAGGAGGATATGCGTCTCTGGGAGGCGCTGCCAAAGCAAATATAACTTCATAACAGATTCAGTTCACAAGGCTGTCTGCAATCACGCAGGCAGCTTTTATTTTGCACAAAAAGGAGGAATCGCAACATGAAAGAATTCTGGAACACCATTCAACTCATCTTCACGGCCATTGGAGGCTGGCTCGGCTGGTTTCTTGGAGGCTGTGACGGCCTGATGATCGCACTCATCATCTTCGTCGTGACAGACTACATCACCGGCGTCATGTGCGCCATCGCTGACAAGAAGCTCTCCTCGGCGGTCGGTTTCAAGGGCATCTGCCGTAAAGTGCTGATCTTCATCCTGATCGGCATCGCAAACGCTCTCGACATCTATGTGCTCGACCATGCGGGAGTGCTCCGCACAGCAATCATCTTTTTCTACATCTCGAATGAGGGACTGTCTCTCGTGGAAAACAGCGTCCATCTCGGCCTGCCTGTACCGGAAAAGCTGAAGGACGTCCTCGAACAGCTCCACGACCGCGAAAGCAACGATACCAAGGAGGGTAAATAACATGGCAAGAACAAAAGGAATCGATGTATCCCACTGGCAGGGAACGATTGACTGGAACAAAGTAAAAGCCGCTGGCATTCAGTTCGCCATCATCAAGGCTGGCGGCTCGGATGCTGGCACCTATACCGACAGCAAGTGGGAGGCAAACTACAAGGGAGCCAAGGCTGCCGGTATCCCCATTGGCGCTTATTACTTTGTCGGTAAGGACTGCGTGACTGCCGCTGCCGGAAAAGCGGATGCCGAGCGCTTCATTCAGATTCTCAAGGGAAAGCAGCTGGAATACCCGGTCTACATGGATAACGAGGCACAGCCCGCCTCTGCCAAAGCCGGTATCACAGAGGCCACCATCGCTTTCTGCGAGACAATGGAAGCTGCCGGATACTTCGTCGGTATCTACGGCTCCGCTGTTTCCGGTTTCAAGGAGCGGATGGATGATAGCAAGCTCACGGACTATGCCCACTGGGTAGCGCAGTATGCCAGCAAGTGCTCCTACAAGGGCAACTACGGCATATGGCAGTATTCTTCCAAGGGCAAGGTCGATGGCATCTCCGGGAACGTGGATCTGGACTACGGCTATATCGATTATCCCTCCATCATCAAAGCCGGAGGCTTCAACGGCTACACGAAGGAAAACAAGCCTGCGCCTGTCGTAAGCTCCCAGAGAGACAGCATCCTCGCTCAGGCCAGAGCGTGGCTCGGCAAAAAGGAATCGGACGGAAGCCACAGAGAGATCATCGATGTCTACAACAGCCACAAGCCTCTCGCCAGAGGGTATAAGGTAAAATACACGGACGCATGGTGCGCGACCTTCGTCTCGGCTGTTTCCATCAAATGTGGCCTGACAGGTATCATCCCTACCGAGTGCGGCTGCGGTCAGATGATTGAGCTTTTCAAGAAGCTCGGTGCATGGAATGAAAACGATGCCTATATCCCGAAGCCCGGCGATATCATTTTCTATGACTGGCAAGACTCCGGTTCCGGCGACAATACAGGCTGGCCGGATCATGTCGGTATCGTGGAAGCTGTCTCCAGAAGCGCCATCACGGTCATTGAGGGAAACAAGAGTGATGCGGTCAGCAGACGCACGCTTCAGGTTGACGGCAAGTATATCCGTGGCTATGGTGTGCCGAAGTACGCGGAAGGCTCCGGAAACAGCACTCCCACACCTGAGCCCGCGCCTAAGAAAACTGTGGACGAGCTTGCCAAGGAAGTCATCGATGGGCTCTGGGGAAATGGCGCTGAACGCAAAAACCGCCTGACCGCTGCCGGATATGACTACGCAACGGTTCAGGCAAAGGTCAATGAGCTATTGAAGAAGTCTGCCTCTGCTGCTGTCTGGTACACCGTGAAGTCCGGCGACACGCTTTCTGCTATTGCTCGGAAGTATGGAACAAGCGTGGCAGCGATCCAGAAGCTCAATCCGACGCTTATCAAGAACGTCAACCTCATCATCACCGGCTGGAAAATCCGCGTGAAATAGCGAAACGGGAGACTTTGCTTTATTGCATTGTCTCCCGCTTTTTTAATTGTTGTAATCACATTTCTGGCATTGTAGCATGGTATTTTCGTTATCTTCCTTATGGAAAATTCCTGACCATTTACAGATGCTTTGCAAAATCGGCACAACGGACTGCCCTTTCTCAGAAAGGCTGTACTCAACACGTGGAGGTATCTCGTCATACGATTTTCTTTGGATCAAGTCATTTGCAATCAGCTTTTTTAATGTCGCTGCAAGCACCGCATCAGTGACATTTCCCATCTCCTTACGAATTTCGCTGTAGCGGAGCACTTTCTTTTCATTCAGGACACAGATAACCCGTGAATCCCATTTCCCTCCAAAGATCTCAAGTCCATATTCCAGCGGGCAACGGATGTCCGACTCCATTTTCTTTTTATACATCTCTGCACCTCCAAGTTACTACTGTTTTATATAGTAACTCAATTATTCTTGTGTTTCAAGAGTTTTCAATGAAGGTGCTTTCTTATGACAGATTTCGACACAATTCCCGCAACCGATACACTTAACTGTATCAATTTCACTTTTCCATCCCGGAAGCATATGGATTGCTCCCGCAGGACAATTTTGTATGCAGGCACCGCAGCCTACGCATTTCTCTTGATTGATATAGGCTTTTTTCATTGTGTAAAAAACGGGAGCAGCTTTTTGCCGCCCCCGCCACTCTTCCTTGTTTATTAGAGAACCTTCTTGTTTTCAGCACCCGGTGTGGTGACGATCACTTTCTCAGGAGTGATGATCAGCGCTCCCTTTGCAGTAGCTGCGCCATTGAACATCTTCTCGACCATAGCCTTAAAGGTATCAACAACTGCACCCTCGGTCACATATTCAGCAGTTCCCTTGATCTGATAACCTTCCAGATTCTTGGCATCATATACGGAGATCGCAATCTTGCCGCCATTCGCCTTGATATTGTTCAGTGTGGTCTCAAGGAAAACATCGCCTACGACCAACTTTCCATCATCCGTTACATCCTTAAATGCAACCGGGACGACATTCGGCTCTCCATTGGCACAGGTAGCCAGATCCCACATACCTTCCTTAAGCAGTTTTACAACATTTTCATTCATCATAGCTGTTCGCTCCTTTTCTTTGATTTCCTGTCAGCAACATCTCTGTTGTGGCTTTATTATATTCAAGCTGCACGGCAAAAAGAAGATATTAGCAAATTTATGAGTCACTAATAAATTTCATAGTGCGATGCCTGCGAGTGTTCTTCGGAATGCCCGCAGGCTTTTTTCGTTTCGGTGAAAAATCCTCCGCTCAAAACGGCTCCCAATCTCCAGTGGAAACTGGAGGTGAAAGCATCATGACCAGTGAACAGAAAGCTAAAATCACCGAGCTCCGCACTGCCGGATTCGGTTATGCCAATATAGCAAACACCCTCGGTCTCACCAAGAATCAGGTCGTATCGTTCTGTCACAGAAACGGTCTGGCCGGAGAAAAATCCACGCAGGCTACAAAAGGCAAGCCGGATGTCGGCTGCTGCAAGAACTGCGGAAAGCCCATCGTCCAAGTGCCCGGCAGGAAGCAGATCAAGTTCTGTTCTGACGAATGCTGCCAGAGCTGGTGGAACGCTCATCCGGAGGCTGTCACAAGAAGCGCTGATGCCGTCTACTCCTTTACCTGTGCTTGTTGCGGAAAGCCATTCACGGCCTACGGGAATCGGAGCAGGAAGTATTGCTCCCACGCCTGTTACATCACCGGGCGCTTTGGAGGTGATGGCCGTGAATGAGGATCAGTTCGAACGCGAGAAGCTCTATCAGGCCAGCATGAATATGTTTCAAGCCATGCTCAAAGACGGCATTATCACCGAGGAGCAATACGCCATAATTGATACAAAAATGCGGGAGAAATACCAGCCGATAATCGGCACATTATATCCCGAAAATGCTTGATAAATAAGGCTTTTAGAGTGATGTATAGTACCGGAAAGGAGTGATTCAAATGGCGAAAATCACGAAGATAGAGCCGCAGATACCGGCACTGCCGACAAGAAAAAAGGTCGCAGCCTACGCTCGCGTGTCAATGGAAACTGAGCGGCTCCATCATTCCCTCTCCTCTCAGGTGAGCTACTACTCGGAGCTTATTCAGAAGAACCCGGAGTGGGAATATGTCGGCGTCTACGCAGACGAAGCTATCACAGGCACCATCGCCAAGAAGCGTGATGAGTTCAAGCGGCTGATCGCCGACTGCGATGCTGGCAAGATCGACATTGTTCTCTGTAAGAGCATTTCCCGTTTTGCCCGCAACACCGTAGACCTCTTAGAGACCGTCCGGCACCTAAAGGAGCTGGGCATCAGCGTCCGGTTTGAGAAGGAGAACATCGACAGTCTCTCCGGTGACGGCGAGGTTATGCTGACGCTTCTGGCCTCCTTCGCACAGTCGGAATCAGAAAGCATCAGCAACAATGTAAAATGGGGAGTCCGCAAGCGTATGGAGCGCGGAATCCCGAACGGGCACTTTAGGATATTCGGATACCGCTGGGAAGGCGACCAGCTGGTCATCGTTCCGGAAGAAGCTGCCATCGTAAAGCGCATCTACCAGAACTTCCTTGATGGGAAGTCCCGCCTTGAGACAGAGCGGGAATTTGCCGCCGAAGGCATCACGACTCGCGAAGGCTGCCGCTGGGTGGATTCCAATATCAAGGTGGTGCTTTCCAACATCACCTACACCGGGAACATGCTCCTTCAGAAGGAATACATCTCAGACCCGATTAGCAAGAAGCGAAAAAAGAACCACGGCGAGCTGAAACAATACTATGTCGAGGACACCCACGAACCCATCATCGATATGGAGACCTTCCAGTATGTGCAAAGCGAGATGGCCAGACGAAGGGAGCTCGGTGCCCTTGCCAACAAGAGCCTGAACATCACCTGCTTCACCAGCAAAATCAAATGTGAGAAATGCGGCAAAAGCTATGTCCGCAACACTCGAAAGAACCGGGCAAAGGTCTCGCAGCTCGGAGATCAGCTGGTCGGCTGGGTCTGCGGTTCCAGCAAAACGAAAAACGGTAAGTGCAAGGCGATGGAGATCCCGGAATACATTCTCCGGCAGAAATGCGCCGAGGCACTTGGCCTTGAGGAATTTGACGAGGATGCCTTTGCGGAACAGGTCGAGGTGATCACGGTTCCGGAGCAGGGCATCCTCAATTTTCACATGACGGACGGCACCGAGAAAACCCTCACATGGGTGAGCACGGCAAAGAAGGACGCATGGACACCGGAAGCCCGGAAGAAGGCATCCTCCTACCGCCGGAACCATGCCATGAAGCGCTATGACGTGACCTGCTTTACCAGCAAGATCAAGTGTGCCGATTGCGGCAACAACTACCGCAGGCAGACCAGAACAAAAGCCTCCGGTGAAAAGTACCACCTTTTCGTCTGCGCTACCACAAACACCTGCAGCAATAACTGCATCCACGAGGACACGCTCCGAGAGCTCACCGCTCAGGCGCTCGGCCAGCAGGCGCTTGACGAGGCGGTTTTCCTGAAGGAAATCGACCACATCACCATCGCACCGGGCGGGCACATCACCTTCTGCTTCTACGACGGGCATGAGGTCAGCATGGAGTACAGCACCAAGCGCAGGATGCCTGCGTGGACAGAAGAACGCAAAAAGAAGCAGGGCGAGGCCATCAAGGCCAGCTTCACCGAGGAGCGTCGCCGGAAAATGAGCGAAACCATGAAAAAGATAAGGAGTGAGAAATATTGGGCATCAACGAAGGCAAAAAGGTAAAAACGATCCCGGCCACGCTAACGCGCTTCACTGCTTCTCCAATCACGGAGCAGAAAAAGCGCCGGGTGGCTGGATACGCCCGCGTCTCAACGGATCACGACGATCAGTTCACCAGCTATGAGGCGCAGATCGATTATTACACCAACTACATCAAAAGCCGGGACGACTGGGAGTTCGTGGATGTCTACACCGACGAAGGCATCACCGGAACCAGCACCAAGCGCCGTGAAGGCTTCAAGAGGATGGTCGCGGATGCGCTGGCCGGACGGATTGACCTGATCGTCACCAAGAGCGTCAGCCGCTTTGCCCGCAACACCGTGGACAGCTTGACGACCATCCGAAAGCTCAAGGAAAAAGGCGTCGAGTGCTATTTTGAAAAAGAGAACATCTGGACTTTCGACGGCAAGGGCGAGCTGCTCATTACTATCATGAGCTCGCTGGCGCAGGAGGAAAGCCGCAGCATTTCCGAAAACTGCACATGGGGACAGAGAAAGCGCTTTGCAGATGGCAAAGTTACAATCCCATTCAACCGGTTCCTCGGCTACGACAGAGGCGCAAACGGTGAGCTGGTGGTGAATCCGGAGCAGGCCAAGGTCGTCCGGAGCATCTACGATATGTTCCTACAGGGCACGACCTACCACGGCATCGCACAGAAGCTCACCGATGACGGCATCAAGACTCCGGGCGGCAAGGATAAGTGGAGCATTTCCACGGTCAAGAGCATCTTAAGCAACGAGAAGTACAAAGGCGATGCCCTGCTGCAGAAGTGCTTCACGGTCGATTACCTGACCAAGAAGCAAAAGAAGAATGAAGGTGAAATTCCGCAATACTATGTGGAAGGAAACCACGAGGCAATCATACCGCCTGAAAAGTTCGACATGGTTCAGCGGGAAATGGCCAAGCGCGGCAAGGGCAAGAAATACCACAGCGGCGTTCATCCCTTCTCCAGCAAAATCCGATGCGGCCAGTGTGGAAGCTGGTACGGCTCAAAAGTCTGGCACTCGACCGACAAGTACCGACGGACGATCTGGCAATGCAATCACAAGTACGATGGCGGCAAGCACTGCTGCACTCCGCACCTGACGGACGAGCAGATTCAGGATGCCTTCCTATCGGCTGCAAACCAGCTGCTGGCCACAAAGGATGCGGTCATCGCCAACGGACGCGAGATGATGGAACTCCTCTTTGACACCTCAGAGCAGGAAGCCGAGTGCGATAAGCTGCTGGAAGAAGCGCAGGTTGTTTCCGATGCCGTCCAGCAGAACATCTACGAAAACGCCCACGTCGCTCTCGACCAGAAAGCCTACCAGAAAAAGTACGATGACCTGACCGCCCGGTACGAAACGCTCAAGACCCGCATCGAAGATTTGAACGAGCAGATCAGCCAGACGCAGTCGCAGAAAGGCAGCGTCGAGGATTTCCTTGCCGCCTTTGAGAAACTGCCAGAAACCCTGACCGCATTCTCCCTTGATAATTTCAACGCCCTGACGGATTACCTTACGGTCAACAGCGAGGGCGACATCAGCGTGACCTTCCGCAACGGCCAGACCATCAAGGCATAAGAAAAGCTCCTCACCACTGGATTTCTCCGGTGACGGGGAGCCTTTCTTGCTCTCATCTCTTATTTGCAGATCTAACTTCTGCTGTTGTTCTTTCAAAAACCTTGTCAATAAGCTCGATTAGTATTTCTTTGATTCCATGTACAATTTCGATAATCACCTCGTCGCTTACACCCGGTTTAATCTCCATTGTCTCATTCTTAGCTACATCAAGTTCAGTTCTGTTTTCATCCATAGTATAATTCTCCTTTGTTTTAGTGTCTTCGATAAAGGTTGTGGCCACTTCCCTTGAAGCACCTTTATCTTAGCACGGGAGAAAATCAGTTCTCTATGGACGGTTTTCGGGATAAGGATTTGTAGTTGAGCGACAAAGCATCGTACATCTTACGAACGGCTTGAATTTTCGCAGGAGACCAGCTCTTATTCTCATGATAAGTCCTAAACACATCATAAGTCTCGAATACGGATGCCCAGTCATTAATATCCGTATTCTCTGCAAACCATACACGCATCGGTTTTCCATTCAAATAGATATGAGACTGAACAGCATTTGCCAGCACATTCGCTTCAATGATCCTTGAGAACGACAACTCGCCAATGCTCCCTGCCGGAAGGCTTACTATTTGTTTCAAGAATCGCTGGCGCTGCAATATCATGGGATACTCTACAAACCGATCATTGTCGTGCGCATAAGCAGGACAAATGTCCGGGAGGCAAGATGTGCATTTATAGCTACCAGCCGTAGCCATAAGCCTGTTCTCCATATCAGGAATCTGCGTCACACCAGCTGCCTCCATTTCTGTGGCCAGCGCATAGAAAAACTCAAATGAATACTTTGTTTCAAGAGTAAACAGTACCAAAGAACTGAAGATTGTTGCTTCTTGCTCTATATTAAATTTTCCTCTCTGCTTTCCTATGACTTCGTCATACTGATTCGCCATGTCTATAAATCGATCAACCGATATTTTCTTGGATGAACCAATACGTCTTTCAATAATTGCTTTTACAAGACCCATGTCATGTATGTTCTGAATTTCCCAGTATTGAAATTCAGAGAGTTCATAGCCGGGGAATCGATTAGTCTGCTTCTGCGGTTTGGTATCTGGTTTTAGAATATCTACGCCTATCGTCTCTTTTAGACGTTTTCCCTCAAGTTCATAATGATCATTCACATAGTCTATGATGCGCTTGTTATTCTTTCGAGCAAGTTCAAGCTCCAATCCGTCTCTTTCAATGTAGTATTTCAAGGAATGCTTCTCCGCATTGATCAGGTATGCGTATCTACAGCACTCTACCAGAATTTGAAAAATTACGTCTTCAACGACAAGCTCGTTAGAAAACAATGTATCCAGATACTCCTCTTCGTAGTATTTGAAGATGCTATTCCCTATTTCATTTGCCGCAGCGGTCATTTTTGAATTCAAATCGCAACACCAGCTTTCTTTCTTCTTAAGACAAAGGGCGACCATCATGGCCGCCCTCTGCTGCATTCTCCAATTAGCTACGCTCTGCGATCCAGTCCACGACATCGTCAATGGTGAGCTCAAACCGGCTTCCTGCAACGACGTAATTCCCGTACAGATCATAGATGCTGTACCCGCCGAGATTATCAGCGTGTATATTATGAACGCGACTCTTATGCAGTCCATAGCCCAGCTTGGAAAGTGCGTAACGAGCTTGTCTCTCAGACATGGTTCCTACCTCCTTTCAGAGAAAGTTCCATGCCATACCACGCCACGCCAAACCACGACAAAAGTATTGCGCTCGGTGGAGCTCGTGTTTCACATTATATCACGGGCGGTAAACCCTTTCTATTCGCATTATAACTATATCTTGTTTTCTTTCGCCTGAAACTTCGCCAGAGTCTCAAGCATATGCTTTCCGATGGCCTCCGGATCATAATCGAATCCAGCACAGATAATCCGTAACCCATCTGGCGTCAACATCTGTCCGTGGTCTCTGGCGTGGCACAGACGCTTGTATTCTTCGTACTGTTTATTCGTAAGCTGATGCATTGTTACAAATCTCCCTGTATTTCTTCTATATTTTCCTTTTTGACCTCATACATAAGACATAACGCTTCCAAAGAATCTCTAATACAAATAAATCTTTCTCCGAGGTTTTCGACATCAATTACCACATTATCCTTTTCTTCAACATAGAAATGCGCTGCTCCATCTGCGGTGAATGGATATCTGGCAAAATCGATATTAACCCTGTCACGCCCGTTGTCGTCTTTTTGTTTTATTTTCACATACAGCTCATCGATAAATTCTGTAACAGGTTTTAGATGCTTTTCAAGTCCAGCAGTTTTCTTCTCGACCTTCTTTATCTTTGCTACCATTTGCTGTTTTAATTCGGCGATATCGTGACTCTTGTAGTTTGAAATCCCGTCTCCGCTTTGTTCATCAATAAGTCGAATGATAGTTTTCAGGAACAGCTCAATTGACTGATCTATCGAATACAGAATTGGCATTATTAAGGAATCAGCCTTTTTGTCACTGTTATCTTTCAACACTGCATTTATTAACACAACCGCTCCGTCGGCGTAATCAGATGCAAGAACATGTAAATTATGTGCCGGATCATTTGCTTGCGTACGCCAATTCAAATAAGCGTTTTTTCTGATATCTAAATTGTATGAAAAGAGTTTTCCCAT